GACGGCTTCGGGCATCACGAACGTATTCTTCGAGTTCCGCCTGGAGTTGGCCTGCTACACCCCCGGCATCGGCACGGGCAACACGACGTTGAGCGGCGCCGGCTACATCAAGAGCCCGGCCGGGTTTGCCAGCCCGTTCGATTACGCGCTCGAACCGACGACGCCTCCGACCGGAACTTGGACGGCGACCATCGACAATTCGGTAACTCAATACGTCAACGTGGACTGGACCTGGAGCGCTAGCAGCGCCAGTAATACGATCACGTTAAAATCTTTGTACATGTGGGGGTACAACTAGCGTAAAATGACGAACGGCCCGCGTGTTGGAAGCACGGCGGACCGTTCTAACACACTCACCTGAATAGGAGGCGAGCATGCCTAGGAAGAAGTCTACGCCAACGTGTGGACATCCTGGAAGGGAACATTTTGGTCGCGGATTCTGTTACCCATGCTACGTCGTGTGGCTTCGAGAGTCTGGAGAAGGCAAACGTCGCCAAAGAGACTACGTAAGCCGGAATCGCGAAGAGGTATGGGCAAGGGCTCGCGAGCATAACCGCAAAGCCTATGCTCATCCTGATGGCCGAAGGCGCCGCGCTGTTCGCGAGTGTCGGTTCAAGGCGAAATATGGGATCACGATTGCCGAGTATGACCGACTTTGGTTTTTGCAGGGCGGTCTCTGTGCGATTTGCCAGCAACCTGAAACGGCGAAACAACGGTATGGCCTGAAGAGGCTTTGCGTCGATCATGAGCACGTAAGCGGAAGAGTGCGAGGTTTATTATGCCAACGATGCAATCAGATGATCGGGCATGGTGGCGACAATATCGACTTACTCAAGGCGGCAATCGTCTACTTGGACGCAAGCAGCTTTTGATGTGGGGTTACAACTAAGCGGCTTTCGCGGAATACCGGCTGAAGCAGCGCGGCCAACGCACGATCTGCGCTGGCCGTTTCTTTTTCGGGGATCTTCATGGCCGCGCGAAATACTCTCTTAGCGCAATCGCCACGTACCGGCCTACAACCAGCCGTCGCTGTTGCGGTCAGTCAGATAGCCGACGCGCTCGGGCGCATCACGCACAGCCTGCGAGTCCTATTTCTATTGGCGGATGCTCAAAACTCGGCCATGCAGATCGACCTCGATACCGAATTGAGCTATGACGGCGGCCTGACATGGAGCACAAACGGAGCGTCTCGCTTCACGTTCAACGGCCATTCTCAATTCGATCCGACCAAAGGGTTTATCGGCTATGACGCTTGGTGGGGCGGGAACACGCCGCTACCGACCAACGCTCGGCACACGCTCAACATCACTGGCGGAACTTTCTCAATTGGCCTTCAGGCGGGTTAAAGAATGGCTTGGGGCTATCCGAACGATCAGGGCACGGCATTCGGCAGTGTGTCGTCTGGCACGGTAAATGTCGGCACCACTACCACCGGCAACCTGCTGATCGTGGATATTGTCGAGTTCATCGATGGCGGGAATCTCAACGACCCTACGGTTTCCGACAACAGCAGCAACACGCTTACAAAAGTTACTGCTTGCGCTGCCTTTGGCGGCGCAAAGGAGAAAATTTGGCAATACTACGCCAAGAATATCAACGGCCGCTCCGGGCACACCGTAACGGTGACCCCAGCAGGCGGAAGTAATTTTCTCAATGTCATGGTAAGCGAACGGTCTGGTGGTGACACGGTGTCGCCCCTCGATCAATCGGCTACGAGCACCGGCAACAGTTCGACAATTACCGGCGGCACTGTACTCGTAAATAATGCTGGAGAGTTAGTCCACGGCGTTGCCTCGCATGACGGAGGCGCGGCTGTTCAGGTCGTCCCATCAAATCTCACTGATCGAGTAAGCCTGCATACTGGCGGAACTGGCCTTAGTTCGGATTCGGCCGATACGGAAACTAGCAGTTCTTTTATCTGTCAATGGACGTTTGCTGGGCCGTTCAATTGGGGATCAGTTGCGGCGAGCTACAAGTTGGCGGCCGCTGCGGCCGCTGCCATCTCGATTGTTCCCGAATTGTTTCCGGGCCCGGTAGTGATGGGCGACCCGTTCACGCAGCGGGTTGTGCCGACTGAGAGCGGCCTCCTCATCGTCCGGGCTCCGCCCGTCGTCCCGATCACAATAACCCAGCAAACAGCCGGCAAAACCGGCTCAGCAGTGACAGCACTTGCCGACTCCTTCACGATGGCGACACAGAAAAATGCCGGCATCGTCGTCCTCGTCGGCGCCAAGCAAAACGATCCGTCCTCAGTGACGGACAGCCAGGGCAACACCTACTCGCTCGTCGTCAACCATAACTTCTTCGGCGCCGACCGGACGCTCATCTACTACACGCCGACAGCCAAGGGCGGCAGCGACACGATTACGGTCAACTTCTCCAGCGGAACGGACTGTAACTTTGTCGCCTGCGAGTGCTCGAACTCGCTCGGCATCGACGGCTCGACCGGGAATTCGGGCAACAACCCGGCGGCCATGCGCACGACGCTCCTCGCCACTCAGCACTTGGCGACCATCGCCTTCGCCCTGATGAACGATGCTCATAACATCGCGCAAAAGCCGCCCTGGGGTTTCACGAATCTCTACGACGATACGGTCAAGGTCGGCTCGGAGGCCAGTTACCAAAGCCTGGTTGCCATCCAGCAACTCGATGCTCTCTGGGTCGGCTCCTCGACGCCGCAGTCCAATTGCCTGGCGACCTTCTTTAGCACGGGCAACACGATTCCGGTCCCGCCGCCACTCGCCGAGATTTTCGCAGGGCCGCCGTTGCGTGGTGCTCCCTGGCTGGTTCGGCTCCTGCCGACAGAAGCCGGACTACTCGTCATCGCGCCCCCGCCAGCCTTGAGGACCGTGCCCGGCATACCGGAGTTGCTGCAAGGCCCTCCCATGCGCGGGGCTCCTTGGCTGCAACGCGTGGTGCCGACTGAGTCCGGCTTGCTAGTTGTTCAGGCGCCAGCCGTCATCACGGCCTCGCCGTCTTTCCCTCTGCAAGAAATTTACACCGGGCCGCCAATGCGAGGGGCACCGTGGTTACAGCGATTGCCGCACACGGAGGCAGGGCTTCTTGTCATTCAGGCGCCGCCCGCTCCGACGCAACTGCCGACCGTTCCCGTCCAGGAGATCGTTACTGGCCCGCCTATGCGCGGCGCCCCTTGGCTCGGCCGACTGGTGCCGACCGAGAGCGGCTTGTTGGTGATCCAGGCGCCGCCGGTCATCATCACGAAGGTGTCGGCGCCGCTGCAGGAAATTTTTGCCGGTCCTCCGATGAGGGGTGCGCCGTGGCTGGCGCGACTGCTGCCGACAGAAAGCGGCTTGCTCAGCATCCAGGGCATCGCGCCGGTCGTAACCAAGGGCGCGGCTCCGATCTTTGAAATCTTTGCCGGTCCACCCATGCGCGGGGCGCCGTGGATGGCGCGGCTGCCAATTGAAATGCTCGGCCTCGGTAGCGTGCGCTTTCCGCCTGCGCCGCCGCCGATTCCAGGACCGGGCAGAGGCAAGGCTCAGCCATTCCTGCCGCGCTTGCCTGACGCAAGCGACGAGCGGCGACTCGGCCGGATCATGGAGAAGCTCTCTTCGTTCTTCAATAGTCTCGTCAGTCAGGCTATCATCCAGCAGATAGGACCATCAGCGTGGACGTTGCGGCCTGGCGGATTCACCGTGAACCGGCCGCCTGGAAAGAACGACGACTTGACTGCCGGTGTAAACGTTGGCTCGGTGTGGGTCGATACGTCGGCCGGCAAGGTGTGGTTCTGTATCAACAACACTGTCGGCGCCGCCGTGTGGACAGGCCCTTATTGAGGTGACTTATGCCGATTCGATTCGAGCAGCCCGCGCCGATGGCCCCAGGCATCATGGCCGGGGGCGGCGCCGCTCAGGTCTTAACCCACGATCTACCGACGATCGCGCGGCTCTACGAGATGCTGCGCCAGGGCGGCCGCGGCGGCGGAGGTGGAGGGGGCGGTGGTCCGATCATTCAGCCAAGCCGGATGCAGAGCGGGCTCGGCGCCGGAGGCGGCCGCTTCCAGAACATGGGCGGAGGCGGTGGAGGCCGTGTGGCGCCGCAGACATTCAGTCAGGCTGAGCGTTTGCAAATGCAGCATCTGCAAGCGGCCAAGGCTGGCGTCAAGAAAGCACTCTTCGAGGGGACGATCACTCAGGACCAAGCCAACGAGTACGACATGTACATTGACATGGGCCTGAATCCGCTGACAGCGAAATTGCAGCAAGTCCAAATGGCTCAACGGCAGCAGCAAATGCAACAGCAAGATCAAGAGATGCACCGCATCGCGGCTTTGCAGGAAGCCATCCGGCAGGAGAACTACAAGGCCGGCATTCAGGGAGTGCAGGCCAATATCGGCCACGCCGTCAATCCGGAAACCGGCAGGGTCAGCGCCTTCATGCTGAACCACAAGGGCGACCCGGTGTGGATCAAAGACGATTCCGCGAACCAGCAGGCCAAACAGGAAGAACTGCGGATCAAACGCGAGGATGCCGAAAATAAACGCGCTGCCGACTGGGAGAAGCATCAGCAGGACATGGACAACAAGGACTGGGACGCCGGAGTTAAATCGCTGCCACCAGGCGATCCGAACGATCCCAATTCCGAGCCGCAACCTGAGAGAGTCCGCGAGTACGCCAAACAGCGGAAGCAATATCGCGAAGGCAAGGCCGCACAGCGCGAGCAGGAGCAGAAGCCGCCTCCACAGGAACAAGCCGGGCAGCCGGCTCCGCAACAATCGCCAGCGGCCAATCTCGGCGCCGCGCCGATGGCTAGCGGCCAGCCTCCGGCTCCAGCGCGATCGCCTGGCGTGCCGACGACTGCGGAAGCGATCAACGACATCCTCGGCAAGCCGTCGCAATTCGCTCCAGAGGAAGAAGAAGAGGAGTAGTCATGGCTGACGGCGACAATGAGTTTTCCAACTACGACGTCGGCAGCGATCCTACCGGCAACCTCGGCAGCGACATCGGCACGGTTCGGCCAACGCCGGCCCCTGAACTAACTCACCCGGTCATCTCAGGGGTTGAGGGCGGACACGAGCCGACCGTCTACGGCCCACCGGTTCCAGCTACCCAACCAGCGCCGGCCGAGCCGCAGGTCCAACCTCCGCCGCGAACGCTGGTCGATGACTTGCTGGACAAGTACAGCGAGCCGGACGTAATCAACACCCATCCGGAAATCGCCGACATTGAGGGGGCCGGTCAGAATCCGAGCTGGTACAAGGACCGCAAGTTCCGCGGCGACGCTTCGACCTGGGACTACGCCAAACGCGCCGGCGATGCCTTCGAGCGGCGCTTGATCGAGGAGTATCCGGACAAGGCCGAGCAGATCAAGAAGGCCCGCCCGCTATTCGAGAAAGAGATTCAGGGACGGGTTAAGCAGCACACGCTGCAAAAATTGGTTGACGAGTACAAGCACGGTTTAACACCGACCGGCGACCGCACCGACAGCATGTGGAGCGAGGAGCGGGCGCTTTCACACACGCCGTTTCTGGGGCCATACCTCTATAACCCGATCAAAGATCGCATCGACAAGGAAGCAGCCGACGCCGTACTCAAGTCCGGCAACGCTACGGATGCCGCCTACGAGCAATTCGCCCGGCGCATCGCCAGCGACCAGATCGAAAAGGAACGCTCGACCGGCGACCAGGTCGTAGGCAGCCTGCAGGACATGTGGCGGATGGGCTCCGAGTATGCGCTGATGGCCGAGACCGGCGCGCCGGCAGCCGGGGGAAGCGCCGGCGCCAACCTGATGACAAAGGCATTGGGCGAAACTGCCGCGAAAGGTATTCTCGGCCGAGCTGCGGTCTGGGGCGCCAAGCAAGCTGCCACCGGTGTCACCTATACCGCCATGCAGGCTCCGCTCGGTCTCACCGAAGACATTATTGCCGGCAAGAGCCCAAAAGAGATGGGCGACCGCATCGTTGACAACTTTTTCGACAACGTCGCTTTCGGCAGTGTGGGCGGGATCGGTGAGGCCACAGGCGCCGCTGCCAAACGTGGCATTGCCAGCGCACTCGGCCAGAGCGCGAAGGAGGCATTGAAGGGCACGGCGAAGATGCTCGTAGGCGGCGAATTGTCGCAAGACGCGAAGTACGCCATCGGCCATTCGGAACATGCCGGACCATTGACCGCTCTCATCGACCCGCGCAGCACGGAGGGTGAGCGTGCCAGGGCCACGCACGAGCTCATGGTCAATGGCGCCGGCATCTTTGGCTTTGAAGCACTCAAGCAAATGTTGGGCGGAGGCGGCCGGCTCGATACGTCGCTCAGCAAAACAGCCGATGCCATGATCGGGAATGAACTGGCACGGCAGGAGGCCGCCAATGCCGTGAAGGAGGCCGCCAGCGGCACGCCGCCAAAGTTGACAGTGGCCGAAGGGCTTCGGTTTGCCGAACTCGTTCGTAAAGGTGTGCCGCCAACTCAGGCCCGCGAGAAGGTGGTATCCGCAAGGCCGGAGCCTGAACCGCCAGCCGCACCGGAGGAAGAGGGCGGATCTGAACCGCCTGAGCCCCCTCCGCCACCACCAAAATCCGGCAAGGAAATCCTTTCCGACATCGACACGCCGGCCGCCAGGACGTTGATGACCCATCCCAAAATCGAGGACATCGCCGCGCACGTTCCGCCCGGCAGCGAGCACGTCGGCAGCGGCGGTTCGTCTGTCGTCCTCAAAACCCCTGCCGGCGATGTGGTGAGGATCGGCCTGAAGATCCCACGGGCGAACATCCCCGAAGTCCTGCAGCCAACTTCACGCGACGTCATAAGCACCCACGCGGTCGAGCGCTTGCCCTTCGTCGATACCAAGGGCATGGGCGAGGCCGAACTGAAGGAAATGGACGCCAAGCTCGCGGCCAGGGGCTATACTTTTGCAGACCGCGATGCCAGCAATTTAGGGCGGACGTTCGACGGGCAGTTAGTCGTGACGGACGCCGGCGCGGTCCGCCCAATGACGGCTGTCGAGAAGATGCGGGCCAAACAAGCCCCGGCACCGTCCGAAGAGAAAGGCAAACAGTATGCGGCGGCAGGCGGCGCTCAGGCGTTGCTGGAAAAAGCAGCGGTTCAGGCAAGCGCGTTGCGCGAGCGATTGGCCAAGCGGGAAGAAGAAGTGCCGCCTGGACAGCCGGCGCCGGAGCCAGAGGCACAGGGCAGCGACTGGCGAAAGAACGTTGTGCGCCTGCACGCCACCGGTTACCTGAAGGCGATGGGCGATACCTTCGCTCATCCGTCCGTCGAGAACTTGAGCCGCGCTGCCGACGTGCTGCAAAGATTGCACGACATGGCGCACAGTCGCGGCCTGGACCCCGCTAAGATGATCGAGGAGGAAATGCCGGAGTTCAAAAGCCTCATCGACAAAAACGGCGAGGTCTTGAATCACTGGGCGAACCATCCGGAAGAAATACCACACAGCCAAGAGGTGAAAGATGCAGTCAATAGGGCAGGAACCGTCGCCCAACGTTGGGGGCTCGACCCGGCATCCGTTCGACGTGCCATTGCAGGCCGTCTACAAGTCGCGCATGAAGCAGCTCGGCGTGCTGCTGCGGCTGCGGTCGCTGCACCAGGCGAAGGTGGTCCGGCCGAAGGGCTTCCCGAAGTTCGTGGGGGAGCCGGGGGCGCAACCCCAGGGGCCGCGGGTGCCGTTGCCGGCGGCGGTGAAGCCGGTGGTAACGTCGTAAACCCGCTGCCGCCGTCGTTGCAGGGCGACCTGAGGCGGCTGGTCGAGTCGGGCGACCGCGTGAGTATGGCCGACGCTAAGGAGTTTTTGAAGCGGCACTACTCGGATGCCGAGATTAAAAACATCCTCAAAGACGCCGGCAAGTTTCCCGAAGGCGTCGAGAGCAACATCAAGGGTTCAGCGCTTCGCGGACATGCACGCCAGGCCGAAGGCGGGTATCGCAAGTGGGCTCTGGAGCAGCACTTTTTAGCGGAGATCGCCAAGCATGAGCAAGGACAGGTCGGACCAACATCCACCGGGGCCGCTCAGGAGGCTTTACACGGTGGGCAAGCGGATGGGGTATCTCAGGCAAATGCGGAGGCTGGGATTAAACCCGTACGCGCAGAAGCCCCCGACATCCGCCCAGGCGAAGCCTCCCCAGGAGCCGCCCCAAGCCAAGTCGAGCCAGGCGTCGCCTTCCGACGCGAGCCAGGAGCCGGAGAGCCCACCGGAGCAAGCCTGACCAAAGCCATTACCGATTTCGCCAAGGGCGATCAGGGCGCCATGGACCTCGGCCGGGTCGGGCAGTGGATCGCCGACAAATTTAAAGGCACCAAAGACCGCGTTGCCAAAGAAGCCGCCGACGTTTCCGACAGTGTCAAGATTGCCTTCGCTCCCGCCACTCGCGGCGAGCAGGCGAAAAAAGGCGCCGGCGTCATGCGGCAGAACCTGGCTGTCATGGCCAGGCAGAAGGAAGTTGCTCAACAGGCCATGCTCGCCAGCGAGCGCTACTTCGAGAAGAATATCGAACGCGCGCCAGACCCCGCCACGCGTACCGCCCGCTTCCTGGAGTTCACTGACGGTTTCGAGAAAGGCGACTACAGCAAACTCCCGAAAGAGATTCAGGAGTTCGCCAAGACTGCTCGCGAGTTGCTCGATGCTCGCGGCAAGCAACTTGCCGACCGCGACCTGATACAGCCAACCATCGACAACTACATGAGCCACCTGTGGCAAAAGCCGAACAGCCAGCTTCCGCCCGAAGTGATCGGCGGCATCCTGTCGTCAAAGCGGCCGATGGCTGGCAAGGAAGGTTTCCGCCGTCAGCGCTCATTAGAGTTTTACCGAGACGGCATCGAGGCCGGCCTGGAGCCGGTCAGTTACAACCCCGCCACGCTCATCACGCACAGCTTGGTCCAGATGGACAAGTCGATCATGGCGCACGACGTGCGCGAGGAGTTGAAGGCGAGCGGGCTCCGCCAGTTTGTCGGTCTGGGTCAGGAGCCGCCCAAGGGCTGGGTACGCGGCAACGATCCAGCCGACACGGTCATGCAGCGGCAGGGAGCGGAGCAGGGCGGCCCGATCTTGCGCGGGCATCACTACTATCCAGAACCTGTCGCCATGATCATTAACAACTACCTGCAGCCCGGCTTACGCGGCAACAAAGCTTACGACATCATCCGCGAATTCGGCAATAACCTGAACCAATTCCAACTAGGCTTTGGTGCCTTCCACGCCGGCTTTGTGGCGCTCGACACGCAGATTTCAGCGGCCGCCCTGGGGCTGCAGCAGGCCAGCCAAGGCCAGTTCCTTAAAGGGGCTGGTAACCTTGCGCTGTCGGCTGTTCCGCTCGGTCCAGGGATCAAGGCTTTAATAAGCGGCTCCAAGGTGATGCGGGAGTACTACTCTCCTGGGTCTCAGGGCGGCGAAACTGCCGAGTTGGTGAAGTCGCTTGAGGAAGCCGGTGGCCGGGCCAGAATGGACAATTTCTACAAAAGCGACCATATCGAGCGCTTCCGCCAGGCTATAAACGATATCCGCCAGGGTAAGGGCGGTTTCGGGAGTGCCCTTTACAACGCATTTCCCGCTCTGGGCGACGCGATCTCCAAGCCGATCATGGAATCCCTCGTTCCGCGGATGAAACTGGGCGTATTCGCTGATATGGCACGATCCGAGATGGACCGGCTGGAAAGGTCAGGCCAGGCCCTGGACACTGCCGCCCGCCGAGACGTGCTCGGCAAAGCCTGGGACAGCGTCGAAAACCGCCTTGGGCAGATGACTTACGACAACCTTTTTTGGAACAAAACCGGCAAAGACTTGGCTATGATCGCCATTCGCTCTGTCGGCTGGAACCTCGGCACCGTGCGCGAGTTGGGCGGTGGCATTAAGGATATTCCGAGTTCCGTCATGGGCACGCTGAAAGGGCAGGGGATCTCCTCGCGGCTGGCGTACACCGTGGCCCTGCCGATGGTAACTGCCTTCTACGGCGGGATCATGCACTACCTAATGACCGGCCGACCGCCTGACGAGCTGAAGGACTACTTCAGCCCAAAGACCGGCCGCACCAACAAGGACGGCAGTCCGGAGCGGTTGAGCATGCCGTCCTACATGAACGACGTGCAGCACGCGACCAACCGTGCCGACGAGGGTCCGATGCGCGTGGTTCAGAATCTCGGCCAGATGGCCAAGTCGAAACTGAATCCGCTCATTGGTCTGGTTTCGGACATGGTCTTTAACGAAGACTTCCACGACGGCGCCATTCGCAATCCGAACGATCCGGCCGTGAAGCAAACGATGGACACGGCCAAGCACTTCATTGCATCCTTCGAGCCGTTTTCGACGAGAGCGTTTTCCGATCAGACGGCGAAGGGCGCTCCGCTGGGGCAGCGGCTGGCTGGGCTGGTCGGATTCAAGCCGGCGACCGCGAACGTTACGCACACCTGGGAGCAGCAGCGCCAGCAGGAGACGGGTAAGAAGGTGCAGTTGACTCCGCAGGAGAAGTTACGTCGCGCCAGGAAACCTTAATCTGCGCGCAAAGTCTTTATACTAAATACATTCTCGCGCAAAAAAGCCGATGAAGCGGCTCCGCTTCCGCCGGTCAGCCGGCGCGACAAAGGCACGGCCCTGAGCCGTCCCAGCGGATCATTCGCCAATCAAGGCGTGTATTGCAGGTAAGGGTTCCACCTCTTCCGCAACGCCGACTCCTTTGCGTGTTCTGCCAAACTTTGGCTGTTACAAGGGTTGACTGCTGGAGAAGTGCGTCCCTAAAATGCTTCTATCCGGTGACGCGGCCTCACCAGCCGTGGTTATTTGGCCGGTCGGGTAGGGTCTCCCCCATGCTCGACCGGCCTTTTTCACGTATCCGGTTCTGGAATCAAACCCGCCTCGGCCGCCAGGCGTTGCATGAGCGGATGCTGCCTGAGCTTCCACAGCGCCCGCGTTTCGAGCTGCTGACAGCGGGCCTTGCTAATACCCATGATCTTGCCGCACTCGGCAAAGCTGCGCACAGCGCTGCGGCCCTGGGTGCAGTGGAGCGGCAGTTTCAGCTTGCGCTTGTCGAAAATTCGGCTCATGTCCGCACCAACTTTCCGCCACGAATGCCGAGCTTGACTACCGGGTCGATACCGTACTGTCGCCGCCATCGCCGGCAGCCGTCGTCGCCGACCTTGAGCCCATCGCGGCAGATGTCTGGTCTGTGCTCGTAGTGCTTGCAACGCTTGGTCTCGGCGTCATACCAGATGCACGGCGAACCATCGGGCGGAAAGAATCCGCGTCGCCACTCGGCGAGCGTTGCCTCCATCTCGGCGAGCAGGGCAGGGGGCGGCTTGTGGTTGTCGCGACCCTTGAGGATGCCGATGTAATAGCTGATCGGCAGGCCGCCCTGCTCCCGGCAGCAGGCACCGCAGTCGTTACAGTTTTCGATAACCGGCAAAGAAAGTTTCAGCTCAGCACCTCCACGATCTTCTCCCAATCCCGCGGCCGCCAGGTGTAGCACGCAACGCCGTCGCCGACCTCGTTGAGCATTACGAGCCATTCGAGTTGCTCGCACGGCACGGAGGCTCCGTCGCGCTTCAGCTCGACGAACAAGAGCCGCGTTTTCCAAAAGCCAAAGCGGTCCTGCGCTCGCCGCACGAGGACCATATCGGGAAACCCAGCGTCGCCCGTGAACGCCGTTCGCCAGCCCTTGGCCGTCCGCCCAGGGCGGAAATGCACGAATCGCCAGCCGCAAGCCCTGGCCAACTGGCAGACTTTTTGTTGGAGCGACCCTTCTGATTCGGGCGGCAGCGTCGCCGCCTGCTTACGTGCCATGTGCGGCCTCCGCTCGTTGCTTCCGTCGCAAAGCGTTTCTTTTGTCTTGGCAGTCGTCACAACGGTCGGCCGTCCTACCACGAGGTTTTCCGCAAATTCGACACATGCCAAGCAGCTTCTGTTTCTTCTGCCACTTTCGCTGCCTGGATTCGCTCTCACGTGCGGACATTGGCGGACTCCTTGAGCCGGAGTTTGTGTTTTTCTGCCACCTTTGCCAGCTTCGCCTCGACGCGACGGTCCAGCTTCTCGCCTTCGATGCCGAAGCACTTCGCCAGCAGTTCCAGGTAAACCCGGATGTCGGCAATCTCGTCGCGGATTTCTTCGCTCAGATCCGCGCCGTCTCGCCAGCGTTTCTTGATGTAATTGGCCAACTCTCCGGCTTCTCCACACAAAGCAAGAGCAAGGAACCGTTCGTCAGTGTTGGAAAATGCCTCAAACAGATGGCCCGTCATTCGCTCGTGCAGTGTGAATAGGTCCATGAATCGGCTCCAGTAAAGTTAAAGCCCTCAAGGAGGCCACGTGCTTGCACTCCCTGTCCGGCGTGTTCGCCCGCCGGTGGATGAAATCTCGGCAATCGCAGTGCGGCCCGTGCCGCCGGTCGAGCGACACCGTGTACTGCTGCTTGCCGCCCTTGTGGAAGTTCTTGTGCAACTTCCAGGCACGCAGGGTGCGGCCGTCGTCGTCGGGGATGATCGGCTCCAGCCGATAATAGCTGGCGTCGATTTTCAGGACTAATAACCAAGTGTGGTTCACTTGAACGCCTCAAGCATCGCCAAGACGCGTTGACACGTAGGGCAAAAAGCTTCGTTGTGGCCTGCAGCAGTTGGGCCACAGTGCATGAGTTTGTGGTCATGCCATAGTTCGAGCAGCAGAGACTTAAATTCCGCAAGCAACGACAGCATTTTCCGCCCTTTCGAGCTTCCCTCACATGGTCGGCCTTTCGGCTCGCTGGCGATCTTTTCGCTCCTGCTTGGATAGCCGCTTCCAGCAGGTGTTGCATGTAACCGGGTAGCCATGCTCGTACAGCTCGCCATTGTCGTCGAGGAAGTACGCGCCGCACACTTCGCAGCAGCAGCCTTCAATCATGTCGTCTGCCATCTCACCCATTAGGCGTGTGGCTCCCCATCTCGGCTCTTTGCCCAGAACTCCATCATTAAACCTCGCGGACAATCGAACACTTTGGCCGGCGCCGGAGTTCGTGAACCGTCGCCACGATTTGCTCCGGCGTCATACCCTCGCGCCGGCCGACAATGGCCAGCAACTCCGCCCGGATTACCGCCGCGCCGACGAGGACCGTCCCCGTCCGCGGATCGCCTTTGCGGATCCGACCGTTGTGCGCCTTCTGGTGGCAATTGTTGCCGGTAAACGGCGGGCACAGCGCCAGCAGGTTGCAGGGGATGTCAAGCCATTGGCCGCCGCCCATGCCCTTGGTGAAAATGTGTGCGCACTCCAGGCCGGTCGGGACGTATTTGCCGCACCATTCGCAGTGAGTCTTGCGGTTGAACTTGGCTCGCAAGACGTCGTCGATCACTTCCACTATTTGCAGTCCTCGTCGAAGGTACAGCGCTCGGTGAACTTCGCGCCGCACACTCGGCACTCGTAGCCGTCCCAGTCGTCTATTTCGCAATGGGCGAGATGCCATTGATGATGGCCGTCGCCGCAGTCCTGTTTGCCGGAAGCCGGCATTTTGTAGGCTTGGCCGTTCATAAACGTTTCGCGTGTCATCAGTCCCTCGCATCCGGCGTTCCCGGCGGCAACGGTTTCGCCGGCGCCCACACCGCATTGACCCAGGACAACACCCGATCTATTTGCGGCTCTGACAGGTTGCTCATGATGTCGTCGATGCCCTGCATGGCCAAAATTTCAGGATTGCTTATTAGCTTGCGGCGCACCTTGGCCGGTTCTTGGTAGGGCGGCTCCGGCGGCTGGGTCCGCTCGTCGTTGTGCGCTGTTTCCCGGTTCGCTGTTTGTAGGTCTTTCATTCGTTGCTCTCTTCAGTTCATCGAAAATGTTGCCAAGTAAAACATCCACCTTCTCTGCCTGCTGTGACAGTCGCCGCCAGGTTGTTGCCGCCTCTTCCCTGTCCCGCCGAATGAAGCCGTCGAGTACGATGGAGCGCAGCACATGGCGGTAGCGGTCGATAAACTCGTCTCGCGGTGTCGGCATCCGTGCTTACTCCTCGCTTTCTTCCTCATCGGAATCGGTCGCACGCTTGACTTTTACTTTGGTAGACGACAGCACCGTCACAACGCACGAGTCGTACTGGTACGTCGTCTGGTGGTGCCGCTTCATCTGTTCGAGCAGCTTGTCGGATTTTTCGGTTTCCTCCTTCGACAGCCGCATGCGGTTGTCTCTGGCATCTAAGTAGGCTGCGGCCGCCCGGTCAATTTCCGGAATGCTTACGGCTTCCATGCCGGGCAGCTTTGGCTGCCGGGGGCGCCGCGTCCGTTTTCGTTCCTTGGTCTTTGCCACTGATTTCTCCTTTCGGTGTGAGAGGTTCAATTACCCGTACCCGAACCCGGACCCGAACCCGTCCCCGTACCCGTCCCCGGACCCGTACCCGGACCCGTACCCGGACCCGGACCCGTCCCCGGACCCAGACCCGTACCCGTACCCGAACCCAGACCCGTACCCGTACCCGAACCCAGACCCGTACCCGTACCCGTCCCCGTACCCGGACCCGTACCCGAACCCAGACCCGTACCCGGACCCGGACCCGGACCCGGACCCGTACCCGTTAGCTGCTTTTTGGATGTATTCACCGGATTCGCCGTGAATGTACTCGGCAGCAGTTCCGGCAATGATTCGACGGTGCTTCATCAGCCACTCGCGCACGCCGTCGAAGCACGCGCCAGTTTCAAGCACGTCAAACACAGTTACTCGCTCGCGATAGTGAGGCCAGCTCATTTCGCGGCCTCCCAATTTTCCACGGCAGCCGGTGTGACTTCAAAGACTGCGGTGATCTTCCGCAACTCGATGTCGGCTCGCGCGGAAATCTTGCTCGATGAAGTCGGGCCGGTTTCTGCCAACTCCATCACGCCGCGCGTCGTGCCCCAATAGATCGCCATGCGCGCCTTTTTCAGATGGATTACGTCGTCGCTCGTGTCGGCCGTGTAGCCGAAGAACACGCCGCGGAATTCCGTGCATACGATTACAGGTCTTTCCTTTGCCACTACTGGCTCCTTTCAAAAAGGGAAATCGGCATCGCGTCGCGGCGGTGCAGCGCCTGGCTGCCGTTCGCGACGAATCGCCTTACGTCTCTTGGCCGGGCGTTTGTCCGGCAGCTCCGCCATGTCCACGCAGTCCAGGAGCTGGGCTCGCTGGGCGTACTTCAGGAGCTGGCGGATGCGCAGTATCGCCGGCACGTCGGCCGGCTTCGGGCGAAGGGTGATTCGGTACAGGACGGATTTGCCATCGGCCATGAAAGTAGTCCTCCCTGCAGCCCTCGCACACGGGGATGCCGATGATCGCGGTCGTGGCCTTCTTAACGCAGTTGAAACGCTGGCAGATCATTCGTCGTCGCCGCCTTTCTTCGGTGGCTTGCAATGCGAGTGGTGACTCTTCCAAAGCTTCGAGCAGTCGAGCCCGTGGTGCCAGGCGATCATGACCGGGCGGTTTTCGATCAGCTCGAACTGACCGCCTCCGACCTCGAAGTCGAGCGCGATGTAGCTGCCGTTATCGTTGGGACCGGCCCACCAGATTTGTTGCCCGCACTGGTCGCACGTGGCCTGCCGGGGCGGATCGGCGGGCTTGATCGGTGCCTCGTTGAGTTGCCGGTAGGTGGTCAACAGCCCTTCCAGAGAGCGGTAGGCTGTGTCCACGGTGGCCTTGGAAACGTCGGCCAACCTGGAGAGGCGTTTGAGTTCATTCCGCCAAAACTTCTCGGCGGCCTCGATGCGCTTTTCCCAGGCCTGGCGGTCGTCCCCTGGGTCGCGTTTGCTGCCTGTCTTTGTGGGCCTGTCCTCATCGAGCAAATGCGCAATTTCGGCGCTTTTGTCGCGAAACTTCTTCATCGCCCACTGAACCGTTCGCGGCGCAAGCCCTTCGTCTTTCAAGAGCTTAAGGAATTCGCCATGCTCGCAGAGGTCCTTTGCGGCGATGAAGAACTCTCCAGCCTCCATCGCACTTTTGATGACGCCGTTGAGCGATAATTTGCCCCTTGCTACCAGCCTTTTTTTCTCGTCGGTTGCTGGCCTGACCATGCCGGGTGGCGTGAAGTCCAGCCCTACGCCAAGCATTCGATTAGCCATTTCCGATAGTCCTCCTTGGGCGTACCCCGCGATCATCGCGGTCCTGGCCGGCCTAGACCGGCTCCTGTGCCACTGCCGCCCCATTGGTTCAACTCCGCCAACTGTTCTTCCTCGCACGCGCGGCAGATGCCGTGGGTAATGGCGAAATCGGTTATTCGAAAGGCATCCAAAAGCTCCAGGATCGGGCCGCCAACAGCGGCACCATCCGCCCCGATTTCCCGCTTGCACCAGGCGCAGATACGCAGCATGGCGGTCATAGCCGCTCATCCTCCTCGGGCACGTAGGCGGAATTTCCGCACTCGTTGGCCTCGATGTACCGGCAGATCCGCTCCAGCAGGCGCGAGTGGGGCTCGGCCAATTGGCGGTCGATTGCGCGTTGCACAATCCGGCTACCGGCATGGTGAGCCCGGCAGAAGATGCCGTCGATTTTTGTTGTGACAACTTTCACCCGCACATCGACCGGGCCGCCGTGATGGGGCGGGCATTCATCCCATCCAAGTTCGGCCGCCTCCATCTCGTACTCCAGCAGCAGCGTTATAGCGCACGCCTGGCCATCGAACTCGAAATCGTCGATCTGCATAGTTAGTTCACGCATGGCGATCCTCGATTATTGGGCGGTTCTTTACGACGGTCGGACTTCCTTCAATTGAGCCGATCAAATTGTCAATCGCTTCTTCCATGCGGGCGGGCACGACGTATACGCACACTCGGCGACCGTCAACGATGGTGTACGTGGCTCCCGCTGGTCGCCCGTTTGCGGCTTCTTCCATGTGATCGACCAACGTTCGGATGACGCTGGGCAAGATTTCTAAGAAGGTTGAAAACTGGCGCTTCTTCATTTCCGCCCCTCCACATCGGCAATCGCCAGGCGGAACGTATCCGCCGTGTCGTCGCCTGTAAACTGCTTCAATCGGCTCATGTACATCTCGTGGAATACGTCGAGCACTGAACGGAGTTTGGCCGTGAATGCGTTCGGCTCCGTGCGCACGAGGAGCGGCGGGAAGCCGGGGCAGTAGCTCAGGAAATCCCACCAGGCGAGGCCGGTAACAATGAGGCCGCCGTGGACCTGGCAGAGATGATCGGCTGGAACGCCGCCTTGACGCAGCCAGCGGACGTGAGTTTTCGGCTGGGGGCACTTCAGCTCCAGGCCGCCGAGAGCTTTCCCCCAGATCGAAAGAGACGGGTCGCTTGGCTCAAAGCGGCAGTCGGCCGGCATGGTCTCGTCGGCTTGTGTTATCAGTCCATCAGGCGAGCAGCCAAAGCGCCCGTCATCCGTCGTGATGAGTCCGACTTGTGAAACCTTGACCCCTTCCTGAAACTCGTACCACCTGCGGGCCTCGGGCTCGGTGTCCACGCCGTTCTGCGCGGCGCGGCTCGTGTACTGCGGGCCTGGCGTCGCTGGCGAAAACCGCTCGGCGATCAGCTCGTCGATATAGTCGTCGGCTGCGCTGGCGAGCTCCAGTTTCTTCGGCGTCAAGATCCGCCCGAACTCGCTGGCGGTCGGCAGGCCGCGGCGATGTTCCCACCACTCGGGCGACATTTGCCGGCATTCGATGATCTTCACAGGCCCTCCTCTCGCACCTGGATCTCAATGCAATTCGGATCGCGCGAAGTTGTCGAGGCGAAGAGGTCGAATTTGCTGACAAAGCGAATGCCAGGACCATCGGCGCCGTAAATGGCCGCTATCAACTGACCGCGGCACCAAACCTCAACGACCTTTTCGCCTGGCAGTTCTGAATGCTCACGCAAGCAAAGCTGACTTTTCACTTGCCGCCTCCGTTGCTATTGCCCGGCTTGTACGTTTTGAGCGACTGCGGACTGTTGCGCGTCGCCCAATCCCGCACGCCTTCCATCGCCTTTACGTGGTTTGCCTGCAAGATATGGTCGATGTCGGCCACCTCCAGCCAGCGGCACAGGGCGGAAACGTCCGATACCTTCATGCCGACGTGCCGGATGAACTCGACCAGGGCGGCCTTCTGCTGCTCGGTCAGGTAATCGTGTTGCGTCTGTGCGTCGTCGTCTTGATCCGTGCCGACGATGTTCAGCGCGGCGCAGAGAGCATAGCGTTTGGCGTAGCTCAGGGCGGCGCCGTAACGTTGCGGCTCGCTGGCCTTCAGGTCTTTCGGGACTGGGCAAGTAAACGTCCGGTCCTCAAAGTAGCTACCCACGCGGATGCGCACGGTGACCTTGAGGCTGGCCACGCCGCTTTCCTCTTTGTGCTCGCTGTCGAACGCGCAGGCGATTCCGCACGTTGCAAGGTGGGGCCTGGCCGCGGCCATAACGTCATCGAACGATGCGTATTTGAACGCGAACTCGGTCCCTGGTTTGGCCTTCGTTTCGCGCCACTTCACGATTGGCGGACACAGTTCCTGGAACTTCGCAAGCGCTGCCCCGAACGCCTGAGCCGCTTGGTTCTTCTCCCAGCGCTCGACGAGGTCCATCATCTTTTCGAGTTTGGCCGGGTCCGCGCCGCGCTCGATGAGCGATTGCAACATCAGCATCGGATTCGGCTGTTGAACAACGACGGGCATGTTCGCGTTCACGGTGTCGGTTGTTTCGGGCATGTTGGCTCCTTTTGAATCGGGAAAAACTCCCACCGGGACGACTGCGGTTTTGCTGCGCCCGGTGGGAGCGACAGCAAGCGTCTGATGACGCCACGTCCAGAGAATCAACGCCGCCTCGCCACCGGCATCGGCCGAATGACGGGCTGGCTTATCGTCATGTACTTCCCGCCATCGCGGTAGGTAATCATTCCGCACTGGTCGGGAGCGAGCGTCTTTTTAACTACGGTCGGCTTCTTCGCCTTTGGTGCGGGTTTGACGGGCTTCTTCTCCCCGGCCGTTGCCGCAAAAGCGATCAGGAAGGCAAGTACAGCACCGAACAGAAGTCGCCACATAAAACGATTCCTCCAAAAAGGGCGAAAGATTAGTGCGGCTGGCCGGGCTTGAGTACCGGCTTTAGGGATACTTTTCCTGGACCTATCGCCTCCAGTAGGCATGCGGAGAGGACATCTCCCCACGGAATTTCCTCAAACGCTGCGTGTCCATCCACGCCGCAGCCGCAAAATTCCGCTCATCGCCGCCAGAACAGCAAACGCCGGCCACCGCTGCAGCCTTGAGCGCTGCCGGCGCACGCCGTTGCCGACTGGCTGTAGCCGGCAGACTGATTACAACCGGCCTGCGGAGCCGTGTAGATCGGCGCAGGCGCGGCGATCACGGCCGAACTTGAGCAGCCATAGCTTGCGGCCTGGCCAGAGCAGCCGGCGCCACGGCGGCCGCCGCCCTTGTGCTTGTGGCATGCGTCCGCATGCAGGCCGAGGGCCAGGGTTAGCGCGATGGCGCCGAGGCCGAGTAACAGGAACGATTTCATTCGCATCCTCCGCTAAGGTGAACGGGCGAAACAACACGCAAAAAATTGGCGCCGCCGAGGGTGACTCGCAATCGGAAGGAGGAACTAACTCCCCCGGCGGCGCCGTGGTTCAAAAGGGCAAGTTCGGGTCTGGCTCGTAGGACTCGCTCCGCGCAGCGTCGGCCGCAATTTCTTCCATCAGCGCGGCCGCGTTCGCCTTGCCCTGCTCGTGATTGCCGAACTCGTCCCAGGCGGTCGGGTCCTCTTCGATCTCGCGCCAGCAGTCGAGGCAGACGCCTACCTTGGCGTGCAGGCACGTCGGGCGGACCTTGCGCCGAAAGTCGGTTTCCGCAAGCCAGTCCTCGATACTGTTCTGGATGTGCTGGGCGAGGTCCTGAACTTCGCCGGGCAGAACGTCGCCCACGTCCTGCATAAAGTGCTCGGCCAGGTCTTGGCAATTTTGGTCGTAGCTCATGATGGTGAATCCTCGCAAACGAACTCATAAACCGGCTCCGTCCCCTTTTGCACCTTGCGACACGTGGCGCCTTCCCTAGCGAGAAAAACCATTAGCCGCAGGCGATACTTTCGCCAGTGATTTTCTTTGTCAGCGTTCGCTTTCGCCTCCGCCTCAGTTTGGAGGTTGTACGTCCGGCGGTTGACCTCGACGTAATCGGTGTAAGCGTTCTGCTTGTCCGTGTGCCAACCGCGCGAAGCCAAGTCGCTGAGCAAGGGGATCGCATCGCGAAAAGTTTTCACGTCTCGCTGCTGGATAGCCACAAACGGCGGTTCGGCCGTCCAACGGATAATGCGCACGTCCAAGGAAAGGTGGCTGAATGCGCTCTGGACGGCGTGCGCCAAGGTGGCCACGTCTTCGAGCGTTAAAACTTCGGCCTTCATATCCCCCAGGTGTTGCAGTTCTACAGTGATGCAAGGCGGGTACGGTACGCCATCAGGGATTACGGTGATTTCCGCCATAGCTAAGCCCCCGATCCTTGCGTGTAGGCGCCGGCTTGGCCGCGGTCGCGGGGCGGGACTTCCTCGCGCGGTGCGGTGTCGCCGCGAGCATGGCAAAGTAGGTCGTGGCATAGGTGCCAGCACTGCAAGGGCATACCACCGTTCACGCCGTCCATGATGATCGGCGCCGAGGCGTCCGGTGTGGCCTTCAAGGACAGGCGCCGCGTGTCGGCGATGTAGTCCTTTTTGCTCTTGCTCTGGCGCTCCAATTCGGTCGCGAGTTCAACTAACGTACGTCCAGACTTCATTGGGAACATCCCTTCAAAAAGTCGCCGGCTGCAGGAACATCCAGCAAAGCCGGCTAGTTGCTTCTCCCCCAGGTGTACGCGCTCCAGCCGTGGCGGGTATTCGCCTTCGCCGGACGGATTTGGCCGCCACGGTGGAGCACTTGTATTCAGTTTGCCTCTTTGCTGACCGGCGAAGGTCTGTCGTCTCGGACAAAGATAACGCGCCGCGCGCGTTTGTCAACTGGATTTTTTCAAGTGCTGTAAACGGCTGCCAGCGGTGGGCACTTTTTGTCAGGGTAGATGGTGCCGACGCCAGCAGGCCAAGGCCGCTTGGCGATGTCGCCCATCTCATCGCAGTGCCTGACCTCAACATTCGCCCCTGCTTCGAGCAATCCGGCAGCGAACGCCTCACAGGTGCGGAAGTCGGATTGCATCACCCGGAACACTGTTACTCGCCCCTCGCTGTAGCGGAACACGTTGGCAATCCCATTCTGGTAAACCAAGGCATAGTCGCTCATTGAAACAACTCCGGTTGATCGGCGCGCGGCTGGGGTCGCCGCGGCGCCTTGTCCACAAAATCCGCTCAAGTGTCCCGCCAGGAGGGCGCGGGGCCATGCCGCCAGGGAATAGCGGCCGTTGCTGCAGCACACACTCCGCATAGATGCCGTCGAACATCGCCGGCTGCTCGGTGAGCGGCTGCTCGCTGTCGCCCGCCTGGGCGTCGGCCTTGATGCTTATTCGCATGGCTGGGCCTCGGCACGTGCCCTCAGCTCGCACCGCCTTTCCGCTCATTTCGTGCCCTCTCAGTAAATGCATCACATCGGGCAATCAGCGACCCCGCTTGGAGCACTGCGTCCACATCGCCACTCGCGAAATCACGTGGGTCATAGTTAGGAGGTGTGGTAATGTAAGCGTGCAAGCGGCGCAAGGCTAGGAGTAATTCGCTGTAACTGGGCACGTTGGCCTCGCTCATTCGTTCAGCGAGCGATATCAGTCGCTCAGCCCGTCCAGGGTCGGCGATGGCGGCCGCAAGCAGCTCCGCTGGCGTATGTTCAGGATTGCTCATGTCGTACCTCCTCCCAACCACACTGAGGACAGCCTGCACTATCTCGCCTGTCTAGCGGAGGCGAGTGCCGCCCACACGTGTCGCAGTAATACTCATACACACACTCGGGAAACACGCCGGCCAGGAACGACGGCTGCTCGGTAAGCTGCTCGCCGTCGACCGGCATCCGCTCAAGCTTGATCGCCGCCATGTCGATATCCACACTGCCGCACGTTGGGCAGCCGTCCATTGCCGCACGCTCGGCCGCCCTGGTGCTCTTGAATCGCCGCCCGCACTCTTGGCACTGCCACTGCCACAAGCCGCTCATGATCGCCCCCTTGTGAAAGCCTCATTCACCAGCCAGTCGGCCACGATAGCCGCACTGAGCCCCAACAACGCACCCAGCACGTACCACATCACGCACCTGCCTTTCGGTAGCCCAACCGCTCAAGCTCGGCATCAATCCACGCTTGGGCAGCAATTTCCGCCTTGTACGTGTCTCCTGCGGCTCAGTGTAATGCACCGTTTGCAGCGAATACTCTCGCCACACACAGCACACCCAACCGTCAGCCGTCCAAACCGCCTTGAACGCGAATTGATTGTCTCGCGACTGTGCCATGTCTAGCCATCCACACAAATCCGCCGCGAACCGCTCGCGACATCGCAAAACCTTAGCCTGCCTTGCGTTCGGCTGTCAAATTCGCGCCCAGGCTAGGAATGTTGCCAGCACACCGGGGGTTGCGAGGCGGGTCCACGGGGTGTTAGCCCTGAGCGGAAGTATTACGGGGATTTGCGTCATCCTGGAGTGCTTTACAGGCGTTACAACCGGCTACGGCACCAAGCCTTGTGCATCGTGGGCATCGTAGTGTAGGTTGTGCTTGAGGTGTGGGTGTATGGGCGGATTCTGGCGGATTTTGGTTGAGCGGCTTTCGTCGAGGCTTATTCCAATACGGCGAATTGCAGCCGGCACAGCGGATTGGGTTGGCGAGTTTGCGTCGATGCCATTCGTGGCCACAGCGGAGGCATTTTAATATAGACACGGCTGTAGGTATACCTATATAGGGAGCGACTGGCAATGACTGAGGATGAGCTACGAGCGGAAGCGCGAAAAGACGCGGTGATGCCTTCTCCGGACCTGGTGGACATGCGGAATATTTATGCTGGGATGGCGCCGGTGACTCCTGGCGAGATTATGATGCAGGGGATCAAGGACCGAGATCCGCTGAAGTTCGCGGCTTTGAAAAACGCGGCCGAGCGGGATTGGCGTAGGATAGTGTCGGGTCTGAAGGACGCGGGGCAGCCGGTCGCCGATGATGCCGTGGTTGCTGTGGAAGAGGCGGAAGAAGCCCAGACGTTGACGGAGTTGATGCCGGATGAGTGGGACCTTTTCCGAGCGTTCTGTGCCGAAAGGCGTGGACGAAAACCGGGAGTATCGCTTCGAGGCGAGGGCGAGGGCATTTAACAACCCGCTCTTGCAGCGGCAACTTCGGCAGCGCTGTCGCGACGACATTCTTTATTACGTAAACGCCTGGGTGTGGCAGTACAACCCGCAGAAGAAGCGGCACGAGGTCGGCCCGTTCCTCACCTGGGACTTTCAGGACCGCGCCTTCCGCGAAATCCTTGACTGCATCGAAACCGGCCGCGACCTGGTGATCGAAAAGTCCCGCGAGATGGGCGCCTCTTGGATGTGCCTGATCGTCATGGAGTGGCTGTGGCACTTTCATCCGTACAAGAAGTTCCTGTGCATCAGCCGCAATGCGGACGCGGTTGACTGCGACGATCCGGACTCGCTGTTTTGGAAGATCGACTTTATCCACAAGCATCTGCCGCCGTGGTTGATGCCCAAAGGCTGGGACGCGCGGAAACATCGGAAGGGGATGTATTATGGGAACCCAGAAAACGGAAGCACAATTACTGGCCAGGCATCAACTGGAAAAGCTGGAGTCGGCGGTCGAGCGACTGCGATGTTCGTTGACGAGTTTAGCCAAATCCGAGAAGACTACGAGGTCCTACATCGTACTGCTGACACTACTGCATGCCGAATTTTTAACTTCACACATACTGATGTTTCAAACGCGGCTGCAGAATTGTCTCGACGAGTGGACATGCGGAAACTCCGGCTCCATTGGTGCGATCACCCAGACAAGAACCCCGGTCTCTACCGCTACAACACCGACAGCGGCAAAGTAGACGTACTCGACAAGCACTACGATTTCGGCGCCTACGACTTCCAGATGGATGGCAAGCTGCGGAGCCCGTGGTATGACCGCGAGTGCATCCGCCGCAACAGCCCGCGCGCGATCGCGATGGACCTCGACATCGACCCGCGCGGCGCCATGTCGCAGTTCTTCGACCCAATGACCGTGCGGATCTTGAGCCAGGAGTACGCGCAGCCGCCCTTGTGGGAAGGCGAGCTCACCTACGACCGCGAGACCGGCAAGCCGATCCAGCTCGTCAAGCGCGAAGGCGGCCGGCTGAAGTTGTGGGTCAATCCCATCGGTCCTTGTGCTGTACCGCCGCTGTCGTGTTCGGTCGGCTGCGACATCGCGACTGGCTCCGGAGCGAGTTGCTCCTGCGCAGAAGGTTTGAACAAGCACACCGGCGAGCAGGTGTTCGAGTATGCCGATCCGACGATTGAGCCGGTCGAATTCGCCAAGTTGTGCGTAGCGTTGTGCTGGCTCTTTTGCAACGAGCATGGCGACCCGGCCCGGCTCGCCTGGGAGATGCAGGGGCCGGGCGACAAGTTCGGAAAGGTGGTTGTGGATGAACTCGGCTTTAGAAATGTATATTACCGAGTCGATGAGCAAATTCTTGGATCGGTTGGAGATCCTGACCGCCCTGGATGGAATCCCACACCTGGAAATATTCGTCTCATGCTGGAAGACATCCGTGCTGCTATGGCGTCTCACGCCTTGCTCATTCGATCAGAGCCGGCCTATGACGAATGCCTCTCCTTCAAGTACAACACAGATGGGTCAGTAACGCATAGCGGCAAGAGCCGCAAGGATGATCCCTCGGGCGCCCGCGTCAACCACGGCGACCGCATCACCGGCATCGGCCTGGCGTGGAAGATGGCCAAGGGCATCGCGGGCGGCAAACGCAAGGGCGAGGTTCAGCCGGAGATTCCGAAAGTCGGGTCGTTGGCGTGGCGAAGGCAGATGGATGAGGAACGGAGAAAGCTACAGGAGGTTTGGGCATGATGGGATTAAGCATAGGCCAGTTGTTGATCTACGTGGTGGTGATCGCTGCTTGCATTGCGCTCGTGTACGTCGCCTTGCGGCAGTTCGGCGTGGCGATTCCTGGCTGGGTCGTGCAAGTCTTCTGGATCGTGGCGGTCGCCTTCGTGGTGATCTGTGCCATCAAACTTGTGCTAAGTATGTGAAGCGGAATGACCGATAACGTCGAAGAATTGCAGCAGATGGTACGGACGTTAAGCGACCGCGTCGCCGAGTTGCAGGAGTGGCCTGACACCGGCGAGCAGATGGACCGCACCAGTACGGAAAGCCTTCTGGTCGGCTGGCGGAATCGTTGCCTGGCCGCCGAGCACAAGAACGCAAAGCTGCTTGCCGAACTCGACCATCTGCGCCGACAGTACATGCAGATGCGCGAACAAGTCCCTTGCCAGTGAGCGCCGCACGCTGTACGCTTTGTTCCAACCGTCCACTTCCCAGACCAGGGAGAAGCGGCCCGTGATTCTTGGCGCAAACGCGGCTTCCCGATTCGCTTGACCTCTCGCGGCTCGCAATGGCGATGCAGCGCAGTCGGCTCGTGCTGCGGAAGGTTCGCGAGAACCGCACCATAGCAGTCAGGCAGGCGGTCGGCGCTCATTGGTCCGAACACGGCTCGGAGGAAAAAGTCCCGGTCAACCTGATTGCGCAGTATCAGCAGATCGTCGGGCGGAACTTGGTCGCCAAGAATCCGCGGGTGAACCTGAGCACGTTTGAGCGGTCGCAAAAACCGATTGTGTCGGCCTGCGAAACCTGGGTCAACAAAGAAATTGAGGAGTTAAGGCTTGCGAATACATTGCAGCGTGTGGTTGTCGATGCCCTCTACAGCATTGGAATATGCAAGGTTGCATTGGGCACACCTGCAGATGCGGCGCGGATGTCGTGGAACCTTCGTGCTGGAAGCGTCTTCGCCGAACGAGTCGATTTGGATGACTTCGTGTTCGACATACATGCGCGTGACTTTCAGGAGTCAAGTTACATTGGGCACCGTTTCCGAGTTCCCTTGGACGCCATCCGCCACGACAAAGCCTACTCAGACCTCCGCCTGAAGCTCGAAGCCTCCTATGACCCCGCCTACAACCCAGAAGGCGACGAGCGGATCTCCATGCTCGGCCGGACTTTCCTCGGCATCGACAGTGAAGAGTTTGAAGACCACCTTGACCTCTGGGAAGTGTATCTGCCGCGGCACCGGCTCGTCGTTACGCTTGCAGATGATTCGCTCACCGGCGCGTTCGTCATGGCGGAAGCCGGCACAAAGCCGAAAGCGCTCAAGGTCCAGAAATGGCTCGGTCCCGACAGCGGGCCTTATCATATTCTCGGGTTCGGCGTTGTACCTGGTAACGCCATGCCCAAAGCGCCGATCCAAGACCTCATCGACTTGCACATGCTGCTCAACAACATCTGGCGGAAGCTGGACCGCCAGGCGGAGCGGCAAAAGGAAGTCGCTCTCACGCGCACGCCCGAAGAAGGCCAGCGCATCATCGACGCCTCGGACGGCGAAATGATCCGCAGCGACCAGCCAGAGAACACCAAAGTTGCCGGCTGGGGTGGCCCGAATCAGGGCTTGCTCGCCATGTTCCAGCAAACGTTTGACATCGCCAACCGCATGGCCGGTAATTTGGAACTGATGGGCGGAGCGGCGCCGCAGAGTAAGACGCTCGGCCAGGACCGCATGTTGGAGCAGAATGCTTCCGGGCAAATTTCCGACATGCAGGACGTGACGGTCAACTTCGTCTCCGACGTTTGCCGGGCCATGATGTGGTACTGGTGGCACGATCCGTACAAGGTCATGAAGAGCAAACACTCTCTACCCGGCATGCCGCAGTTCTCCATTCAACGGCAAGTGACTCCGCAACAGCGGCAGACCGTGCCGTTCGATCAAGTGGATATCCGCGTCGATCCGTACTCGCTGCGGCACCAGACGCCGCAAGAGCGGATGACGGCGATGAACTCGGTCGTGACCACGATCATTATTCCGATGATGCAACTGCTCCAGCAGCAGGGCATCAACTTCGACGCCAACGCTTACTTGCAGAAGGTCGGCCAGTATCTCGATCAGCCTGACCTGGCGGAAATTCTGACGATCATGGAGCCGCCGCAGCAGACGACTCAGGGGAGCGGAGGCGGCAGTGGGCCGGCCAAGCCAGGCACGACGACGCGGAATTATAATCGGCAGTCGAGCGGTCAGCCATCACGGTACGGCATGGACCTCGGCCGCTTGAACGCGATGGGGCAGCGGCCCAACGGACAGGCGAACGGTCAGACGGCGGGAGGTGTGCGGTGACCTTACAGGGCAGACGGGTTGCTTTCCGTGCCCAATGGGAAGTTGGGCAAGAGCCGCTGGTGGGTGACTACTGGCAAGAGCCGAATGGCAAGTATAGCGGGGTAGCCCCTGGTGGCCATTACTGCAATCTTGCGAATCACACCGTAAGAGAACACGAGGACGGAACAATCAGCGTGTCCCCATCAATTCGAGTCACCAACGGAAGCGGACAAGAATTGTGGCACGGATTCTTAAAGAAAGGAATTTGGCGTCTCGACGAGGGGCCATCATGAATGATCTTCGTGATGCGCTCGACCAGTTTTACCAGAGCCTGCACAAGCGGCGCGGCAGCGGCCGGGCCGGCGCTAGCTTCCGCGGCTTCCGCCCGATCAAGTCGGATGCCCTGGCCGTGCATCCCCGGCAAGTGAAGGAAGCGACCGAAGACGCCAAAAAAAAAGGCGTGCCGGTGGACTTCATGCCGGACGGCCGGCCGGTGTTCACGAGCCGCACTCAGCGGAAACGGTACATGCTTGCTTACGGTTTCTACGATAAGGCAGGCGGCTACGGCGACGCTCAGCCTGGGCAGTTCAAGGGCAGCGACACGGTGTCGCCCAAGAGCGAGCGCGAGTTGCGCGCCGAATACTGAGCATGGAGTGGGAAGCGTGGAAGTATGGAACTCGTTTTTTCAAATGATAACGGCGATCGCGCTCATCGTCGGGCCGATTGTGCAAACGTGGATGGCACGTCGCGCGGCGGCGCTGGTCAAAGCTCATCTGGATAAAGCAACAGACGCAGCTATCGAAAGAACCGAAGAGGTCAAAACGACGTTGGAAAAAGCAACGGCTAACAACGCCGAGAAACTGGACGGCATTCACAGGCTGGTGAACAGCGGCTACACCACGGCTCTCGAAGCGAATGAGTTGACCGCCAAGTCGAACGTGCTGTTGGCCGAAAAAGTTCACGCACTGCAACCGAGCCACGAGTCCGAGGCTGCAATGGCCGAAGCCAGAGCTAAACTTGCAGAGGCCGAAGAAAAACTGAAAGGGCGGTAACATGCCAGATCCACAGCCTGTGCCGAAAGCGCCGGCTCCGGCGCCTCAGCCGCCAGCGCCTGCACCAACGCCGCCCTCGCCATCGTCGTTGAGTACCGTTTTCGCTGGCATCCTCTACGGCTTCGTCGCCGCTCTGATTCTCGCCGGCCTAAGTGTTGTCGTTTGGTGGTACATCAAGAGCACACCGGTTCCCGGACCCGACATCAACGTGCCGTCCACGGTGAAGGCGATGCCGGGCCGCATTGTCGAAATAAAGGTCCAGTCCAAGGCCAGCGAGTTGCAATGGTCGGCGAAGCAGTCGGCTACTGCGGATTGGGACATGGTCGATGCCTGGGGCGGACGCCGCGTGTTCTTCGTAGCGCCGCAGCCGGGCGAATACTCCTTCATGGTGATCGGCATTTTGAACGGCCACCTGACCCAGCCGTTCCCATGCACGATCATAGTCGGCACGCCGACGCCGCCGAAGCCTCCTGAACCACCGACTCCGCCCGCACCGATCCCCGTGGCCGGCCTGCGAATGTTGGTCGTCTACAAACTGGCAGACATGGAGAAGTACGCACCCGGCCAGCGAGACATCCTTTATTCACAGGCGCCTGGCTCCGCCTGGGATTACATGCGCAAACACGGAGCGAAGAGTCCGGACGGAACCGCTGAGGTTCGCATGTGGGACGAGACGGACAATGTCACAGCCGAATCGCAACTCTGGCAAGACGCCTTCAAGCGGCCCCGCAAGTCGTTGCCTTGGGTCATCATCTCGGATGGCAAAACGGGCTACGAAGGGCCGCTGCCTCCCTCAACGGACGAGATGATGACCCTCTTACAAAAGTATGGAGGCTGACATGGCGAGCAAATCATCAGGGCCGGTTATAGATCCCAGCGTCGAGCGCCGCTTGAGTGCGCTGGAGAGACAGACCGGCGACATTCGCGGACTGCAAGAACGACTCACATCCGCCGAAGCAAAAATAGAATCGCTTCAGGAGCAAATCCGCCAACTGCCCAACAAGGAACCGGCTAATGGGTGAACTCATCACCATCCACGACGACAACTATATCGAGCACATGCACTATGTCGGTCCCGACCGTGCCCTGCGCCGCAAGGGGTTGGTGCCGCGCGACCTGACGAAGTTTCCGCCCGGCTGCATGGCGGCGGTCGGCACGACGTTTCCCTGGGACTTGATCCCAGAGTCGGAGTGGGCCGGACGCATTGCGGAACAGGCCGCGAAGCAAACGAGCGTGCAGCACATCCGCGACATCGGCAACAACGGCCAGCCGATACCGTCGTATGACCAGAACGGAAAGGGTTACTGTTGGGCGCATTCGAGCACCTCGGCGGTGACAATGCTCCGGGCCGTCAACGGCGAGCCCTACGTTCCCATGTCGGCTTACGCGGTCGCGTGCGTCATCAAAAGCTACCGCGACGAGGGCGGCTTTGGTGGGGAGTCCCTCCAGTTCATAGCCGACAAAGGTATTCCCTCGTCGCAGTTCTGGCCGATGCAGTCGATGTCGTCCAAGAACGACAACCCCAACACCTGGGCGAATGCCGCTACTCACAAATGCATCCAGTGGGTCGAGTGCGACCAAAACGCCACCACGCGGCGCCAGCAAGTGGCGACCGCTTTGTTGCTCGGCTTTCCGGTGATCGTCGATTACAATTGGTGGTCACACTCGGTATGCGCGATTCGACTGATGGATGCGCAGACCGTCCGCATCCTGAACTCCTGGGGCGATTCGTGGAGTCAAAACGGCGTGGGCGACTTGCAGGGGTCGAAGGCATGGCCAGATGACGCCTGGGTGCCGTTAGTCGAACAGGCGAGTCAAACATGAACGCTCTCTGGAGATGGCTTAGCGGATTGCCGTTCGTGATCCTGTGGATTCTTAGCCGCAAGCGTACTATGAACGTGAACAAAGATCCTGGCTATCAGGTCGAGCCCGGCGAGGTTGCTGACGGCCTCTATGAAACGTTGACTGCAGCGTACAAGGACAATCTGATTTTCAATCGCGAGTATGAGCGGGAAAAGTTCCGCATCACTATTCCCGGCATCGGCCAACGCTTTATCGTGACAGTCACGAAGGACCCGACATGATTTGGGTAACCGTCATCCTCGGCGCTCTGTCGCTCCTCCTGCAGTGGCTCCAGAACCGAAAAAGAGGCAATGAGTCTCTGTCGGAAGACAACAAGCGAAAACTGAATAACCTCGTCTTCCGCTTCCGCGAGGTCGAGGGGGCGGCGGTCTCTCTCGGCTGTAAACCTGGCGGCGAGCCATCGGCAGAATCCGCGGAAGATCCACAGAAGTTGCTTGATGGCCTTCTGAGTCTGGGCAATGAAATCGACCCGCAGGCGCCGGGAAACCTGGCGAGCAAGGCGACCAGGGCGTTGCCGCAGACACGCGAGCAGGCACGAGCCGCTATACTATCCGACATCGACCGTCTGTTGCAGCACACGTTCCTGCTTACCCGCGATCAGCAGACGATGTTGCGGGCGCAGCAGTCATTTTGGAGCGGCGACGACGGCACACAATTAGACAAAGTTCTGGCACTTTTGAAGTAAGGAGTTTTCGATGTTGGAAGCGAAAGATTTGCAAGCAGAAATCGCCAATGCCCCCAAGGGCACGATCATCCAAGGCTACGTGGATGCCTTCTTCGCCGGCCTGGAAGCGCGCACCACAAACCTTCTTGTCCAGGGTTTGCTCAAAGGCGCCAACACGATCATTGACATGGTGCTGACACAGTACGGCTTGTAAGGAATGACTCTGTCCACTGAGTCAGGGATGGGCTGGCTCAATTCGTGGTGGGCGCGCGATGATGGCTGGCCTGTCCCTCTTTTTCTCTCACGGAGGTGTCTCATGCGAATTCTGCTCTTGTTGATCGCCGTGCTATTTGTTGCCGCCGACTGGCCGAGGCCGCCAGCGAAGGATACACCGACCGCGAAGGTATGGCCGAAGCCGCAAGCCCGCGACTATCCGGTACCAGTCGCCCACACTGAGGAGGTGATGTCCAATGAGCCCGCTGAGCGGAAGGCAACACCAGCCGACTTGCAACTGTCCGGCGTGCATGTGACTGTGGCGGAGGAACCCGCCCCTCCTCCGCCCGTTCGTTACCAACCTCGCCAACTCGAGTACCTGGACGGCGCGCCCTGCCGATCCTGAGGCCGGAGGTAAAGTCGCCGTGAGCGGCTTGGGCTGGGGAATACTCATTGGTGCTGGGTCGGTGGTTGTTGTCGGTATAATCGGCGTGGCCGTGCTGATGTACCTTCTCGGAAAGGATGATCCGTAACATGAACGAAATCCAAATCACTGCCTCGCTCACCGTCAACAAGCCGACCATCATGTCCTCGGCTGTGGCGCGTTCGATCTCGAACCTGCTACGGAACATGAACGGCAACTTTATTATCGGCCCGACGCAGATGTCAGTACCGACCTCAGCCACGCTTATTCCCATCGGCGGCATCACCTCTCCACACTATGCTTTCTTTGAGAATATGGACCCGACGAATTACATTACCATTCGCAACGGAGCAGGCGGGGCGGATGTTCCGCAGCTTTTTGCGGGCGATGTTGCATTCATTCCGCTACTTATCACGGGCACGTTCTACGCCATCGCCAACACCGCCGCCTGCATCATGGAATACATGATCCTCTCGAATTAACTTGACGATTCTCGTTTGCACGGCTACGCTTTCCTGCAAGTAAGTCCGCTCTCTCAGACCAGGGAGAAACCGGCCATGCAGTGGCAGATGAGCCGACCGTAGAACCAAAGGGTACAGCACCGGAAGCGAAGCCCGCTTTACCTCCAGCCGCCCAAGCCCCCACGACGCAGGATCTAATCGACCAGTACGATCTGGGCGATACTGTCGAAACTCCGACCTACGATGTGAGCCCTCCACCCTCGACGCCAGCGGAGAGCCAGACAGCTTTGGACCCTGGCTCTCCGCGCCCTTTACCGCCGCGTGGTCCTGACGGCAAGTTCCTTCCTGCCGAAGCCGCTTCCCCGCCGCCAGTACCCGAAGTCAAGCAGCCCCGCCACAACAGCCGCCTTGTGCAGATGGCGTTCGACTATGGCATCCCCGATGCCGAAATCAACGACATGTCGCCAGCCGAGCTGGAACGCTCCGTCTTTCACATGCACCGCCTGGCGCAGAATCTCCGCCGCGACAATGACCGCCAGCAGATCATGCAGCAGGCGACCGAGCCGAAGTTCGACCAGAACCTCATCGCGCGCGAGCCGGGCACTGAAACGCCACGCGACCCCGGCGTTGACGAAGAGCTGGGCTTCGATCCGACCGAGTACGATCCGCACATCGTCGGCGCCTTGAAGCGGCTGGCAAAAGAGAACAAGGAGCTGCGCGGACTCGTTGGCCAGGTGGTACAGCGCGAGCAGTTCCGCCAGAACGTCGAGGTCGGCAACCGCATCGACAAAGCCTTCTTTTCGCTGGGCGAGGCGTTCAAGCCGTACTTCGGTGACCTGCCCATGGCGCAGATGACCAAGGCCGACGCCGAAGGGCATCGCCGCATGGCCGTGCTCAAGGTTGTTGAAGGCATGGCGAAAGAGCCGGGCACACTCGAACAGAAAATCTCCAAAGCCGCCAAGTTGCTTTACCCGACCACTGCGCCGGAACCGCGACAGACTCGTACCGAGCCGCCGGCACAAACGAATGGAACGCGCATCTCTCCGGAAGAATGGGAAGCCGCGCGCGTGGCGCGTCCGACCCACCGCGGCGGAGCCCCTGAGCCCAAAGAGAAGGGCTACGATGCCGCCGTGAAAGGTGTAGCGCGCGCGATGCAAGACATGCAAGCGAGCGGCGACACCTCCGGCGAAACGTCGCTTGACGGATTTCCTGATTGACCAGACCAGGGCAAAGGGAGCCGTAAATGGCCGTTACACCGAACGCCTTGACCGCCGTTGCACTCGGCGATTTGGTCAACACCACCCTGCGCGATCTCGGCGAGATGCGCTTCACGGAAATCGCCACGGACTTACAAAAACACACTGCCATGCGGAACCTCTTGAAGAAGAACCGCATTCAACTCGAAAGCGGCTACGGCGTGCAGTGGGATGTGATGGTCAATCAGACCGGCGCTGCTGCCAACGTCGGCCTTGGCGCCAGTGACTCGGTCAACATCGTTGACACGATGGTGCAGGCAACGGCCGACTGGCGCAACTCGGTCACCAACTATGCGATCATCGGCCAGGAAGTTGACATGAACCGCGAGCCGCGGCGCATCGTCAACCTCGTGCAGACCCGCCGCATTGCCGCGCTCATCTCATTGGCCGAGCTCATGGAAGGAAATTTCTGGGGGCCGCCGCCGGCGCTATCCGACAACATCACTCCCTGGGGCGTCAAGACCTGGCTGGTCAAAAATGCCACCGAAGGGTTCAACGGCGGCGCTCCGTCAGGCTTCACGACCATCGGCCTTAACCCGAGTGTGTACCCGCGCTGGAATAACTGGACCTACCAGTACACGTCAGTCTCGCGCGACGATCTTATTCGACACTGGAGGAAGGCAGCGACGTTCACCGACTTCCAACCGCCGGTCGATGGTATCCCGACCTTCAACACTGGCGACAATTACGGTTTCTATTCCAACTACGGCGTCATCGGCCCGTTGGAAGAAGCGCTCGAATCTCAGAACGACAACCTCGGCAACGACATCGCCTCCAAAGACGGTCTCACATTGTTCCGGCGTGTGCCGGTTACGTGGATTCCGAAATTAGAAGCGGACACCACGAACCCCGTCTATGGATTAAATTGGGGGTGGTTTAAGACCTATATACTTCGAGGTTGGTGGCTCAAGGAGACCAGGGTACCAGTGTACCCAGGTCAGCATACGATAAGCGCGCATTTCGTGGACAGCACGTATCAGTGGATAATGAAAAATCGTCGACCAAACTTCGTTCTAGCCACCGGCACTAGCGAGCCCTCATGATTTGTGCCGTTCGAGATAGGAGATAGCAGCTTGCAGGCGAACCGGATCATCCTTGAAGCAGCCGAGGCCGTTGTTGCACAACGGACAGAGCAGCGCTCGCACTCGGCCGGTCTCATGGTCATGATCTATTGCCAAGTCGTACGGTTCTTTCGTGCGAGGGTCGAGAGGCATCTGCGTGTCACCACAAATAGCGCAGGCTCCGCCTTGAGCCGCAAGCATGGCTTGGTAATCAAGGTGCGTAATGCCGTATTTGCTCAGAACTGTGCTCAGTTTGGCTCTTTTCTTTCCGACTTTTTTCTCCCACTCGCGAAGCAAAGCTTTGCGGCACGGGAAGCAGCGGCTCGCACGATACTTGCGACCGTTCTTTTTGTTCGTTGTCCAAGGGAATGCTTCCCAGGGCAAAAAGATTTTGCATCGCCCGCACACTTTGCCAGTCCCATGTGGCTGTCGATGATTCGGCGAATCCGCTGCTTGTGTGCGTGGCTTTCGGTAATAACGACCTTCGGAGTTGTCGCCGAAGAAGTCCGTAGAATTGCCTTGCACTGCGATGCCTCCATATCGTGGTGCCAGGGCTCGGCCGTCTCAGCGGCGCGAGCCCGTTTTGCTGGATGAACGAGTGTAGCCCATACGTGGGCGGAGTGTCAAATGGCCGATCCGCGAGTTGTGTTGGCTGATGTCGGCAAAGCTGCCCGCGAGGTCGAGCAGCGCGCCCGGCATTTGCACTTGACGCCTTTCATGCGCGCGGAAGCAACCAAGATGGAAGGCGAAAAACGCAACTGGTGCCCGTTCGGTTGCGAGCTGGCGGACCTTGACGACAACGGCCATTGCTTCCACCTGATCGGTTTCGCCATCGGCCAGTTCACCGAGCGCGAGGTTGTCGCCAGGGACAACTACTTGATCGTCAAGGAAACGGCCGACCGAACCTATGAGCCGATGGTGGAAGAAGTGCGGACGCGCGAGAATCCGCAGGACGGCACAAAGACACCGCACCGCACCGGCCGCCTGATCGTGGAAGTGCCGATGAAGCACGTGCCGGCGAAGCGACGAGGGGTGCCGGACCCGCCCAAGTTACAGAAGGACGACCAGCTCCTTCAGATCACGAGTACGTACCGCGTTTACCGCAAAGAGCCGCCGGCAAGCAAAGTTGATCCGAAGTTGCCGATTGAGCGTCGTCTGCCGCCCAATTCGACAGAGGACGACAACGAGATAACCGATCTTTCAGCCGCCTCCTGAACCGGGGAACGACCAGGGCAAGGGAGAAAGTTTCATGGCCGATCTAAGCATCAAGTACGCGGCGAACTCGCCGACTTCGAGTGCCACGCAAACCGCAAACACCGAGCGCGGCCCGACCGAGTTCGTGTGGGCGGCGCCGGGCGGGCCGAACGGCTGGATCGCCGACTTCATCCAAGACCCGCGGCTCGGTCTGCACTTCTACGACGACTTTCACAACATCGGCGGCTTCCCCGCTGCGGCCACGGCTGCCTCGCTGTCCATCGGCAACTGGTCGCTGTACGCCGGCTCCAACGCCGGCCCGCTGATCGACGCCGCGGTTGTCGGCGGAGTGATCCAGTTCACCCCGTCATCGGGCACAGTCTCGACCGGCGCCTCGAACAGCCAGGTAACGCTGAACTCCCAGGTCGGCGCTTACCAGCTCACGGCCAACAGCTCGGGCGCGTCCGCCCTTCAAGGCCGGCTTGCCTTCGAGTGCCGCGTGCAGTTGACATCCATCGTATCGGGCCAGCGCGACGCTTTTATCGGCCTGGCCGACCAAGGCGCTCCCAGCTCCAACAACCCATTCACGGTTGTCTCGGCCGGCAGCAGTCAGCTCCTGACCACGACACGCAACCTGATCGGCTTCTACAACGCCGATAGCGGCCGCGGCCAAGACTGGGCTTTCGTGTTCCAGCTCGCTTCAACGGCGCCGGTCTTTTGCACGGGCATGCAGTCGCTCGTTTCGACCGTGCTCGGCTCCGCCATTGGATCGGGCTACTACAAGTTGGGCTTTGTGTTTGACCCTCAGGCACCGGTTCAGCAAATCACCACGGCTGGCACGGGACAGACCGCTGGCAACACGGCCAAGGCCATGTTGAAGGTATTCGTCAACGGTGTGCAGTGTGCTACGTTCCTGACGCAGAAGGACAATATCCTCACGGCCTCGTTCCCGACCGGCATCATGGGGCCGATCATGGCGTTCGCCAACGTGTCGAACTCCGGCACGAGCAACAGCGGTACGGCCGTCGCCGGGGTCATGAACGTGGACTGGATTCGCTGCGCGCAGAATTTACTCGCTTAACGCAAATCCGAAGGAGACCAGGGTGCAAGTTGTTGAACAGACAGGATCGTCGGCCTCTTACTCGGCCCCGTCGCACAACGGCGACCGCATGGGCATACAGCCCGCCAAGCAGAAGGTGATCGCCGTACTGACGCCGACTCTCGGCCAGGTGTCCATGTTCTGGACGGTCGGACTCATCAACCTGATCTGGCCCATGAACATGGGCAAGGGGATTATCCCGATTGTCGATCTCGTCGGTGGCGAGGTCGGTGAGACCCGCAACAAGTGCGTGGCGGCTGTGCTCGACGCCGAGCGCACGTCCGGCCAGGAACTCGAAGGCGTCTTCTGGCTCGATGACGATGTGATCGTTTCCAAGTTCGCCTTACTGCAACTCGTCTCGCACGACCGCGAGATTGCCGCCGGTGTGTACTTCACCAAGGGCGACCTGGGCGAGCCGCTAATCTTCTCCGGCCCGTCGTCCGGTACGCTGAAGTTCCGCCCTGACGAAACCTTTGAAGCCTGGGGCTGGGCACAGGGCCTCTCCTATGTGCAGACGAAGGTGTACAAGGAGATGGCGGAAAATCTGGATCTGGGCAAGGACAGGTACGGCAATCCGTGCTGGTACAAGAAGCCCGATCCCGGCGTCAGCGAAACCGGACAGATCACGATAGGCGGCACGGAGGATTTCCACTTCTTCGCCAACGCCAACAAGCTCGGCTATCGCTGCTTGGTGGACTGCGGCAAGCATGCGTTCGGCTGGCACTATGACTCAAACACGAAGAGTGCCTACCCGAAAAAGCAGTGGCAGCAGTTCCTCAAGCGCGAGCCGATTGTGTGGGAAGGGCGGAAGGGAAACCCGGAGGTCGTATGGGACTGAAATACCTTCTTCACGTCGGCTGCGGCTCCAAGGTGAACAAGGTTCCCTTCGAGTTCGCCGCCTACAAGGAAGTGCGGCTCGACTGCAACAAGCTCGTGCAGCCGGACATCGTCGCTTCCATCGTCGCCATGCCGATGATCTCGGACAACGAGTTTGACGCCATCTTCGCCTCGCATGTCTTGGAGCATTTGCATCCGCACGAGGTTGGCATGGCTCTGGCGGAATTCGCGCGCGTCCTGAAGCCGGGCGGCAAGCTGTTGATCCAGGTGCCAGACCTGCAGAGCATCGGCGGCAGACTCGCGCTCGATCAGGCCGATTACGCTCTTTACCAGAGTCACATCGGCATGATTACGCCGCTCGACATGATCTACGGGCATCGCGGCTCGGTGGGCGCCGGCAACCTGTTTATGTCGCACAAGACCGGCTTCACGCAGTCGGTGCTGAAGGACGCCTTGCATACGGCCGGTCTGGAGAAAATCGAAATCGACCGGGAGATTCAGTTTGAGTTGAAGGCACGGGCTTACAAACCAGCGGAGGTTGTCAATGACCAAGAAGAAGAAAACTCCGCACCACAGCGACAAGATTCCGGAAGTGGTGGGGACGTTGGAGGAGCGGGTAACGGCCATCGAGAAGTTCCTGAACGAACACTTCGGGAGGCCGGGGTGCCCATGTCCGCCGGAGGATGATGAGCAGGGAGAGAGCGATGGCGAAACAACGTAGGGGCGGATGGAGGCATTCGGAAGAATATAAACGCCGCATGTCTCTAATGAGGACTGGTGCCGGGAATCCAGCATGGAAGGGCGGCACGACGCCGGAACAAAAGGCTGCTTATGGCAGGGAGTGGCGCAAAAAGAATGAGCATCGTGTGCGAGACCGCGAGTATCGCAAGAGGTTCGGCATCTCCCTGGAGGACTATCAAGCGATGCTCGATCAGCAAGGCGGCTGCTGCGCGATCTGCTTCAAGAAACCCAAGCGGCGCCGGCTTAATGTAGACCACTGCCACAAGACCGGAGTTGTACGAGGGTTGCTCTGTGATATTTGCAACGCGGTCCTTGGATTGCTGGAGGACAGCCCGGAAGTGTTGACACGAGCAGCCTCCTACTTACAGGAGTCCCGCTATGTCTCCCGCGCGCTCGGAGGCTCAACGCCGCTATTTGAACTGGAGGATGGGACATAATTGGGTCCGAGCGCACGGATTCGACAATAAAGGAAAGCTGCCGGCTCGCGTCGGCAAGAAGAAAAAGTCGCCCAAACGAAAGCGAGGCAAGTAATGGCCAAGAAGCACAAGGGCAAAGTAAGCATGGGCAAGGATGGCGAGTACGGCACGCACGGTCGCCACGGCGACGGCGCTCACCATCAGGCCAGCGCCAAGCACGCTCACCCGCACCGCGGCCCGTCCGGAATGCCGATGGGCATGATGGAGCACAACCAGGACCGTTCGACCGACGAGCACAACGAGCACCTGACGCTCGACGGGCACACGTTCGGGGAGGACGAGTGCTACGGCGGCCCCGGTCACGATCATCATTTGGGATCGAATGTGTGCGAGGAAGACTGAGCTCGCCTTGCCCACCGATGCGATTTGATCGTCGTCAGGGTTCGCTCGATTGACCAGCCAAGTTTATTAAGGCGGTCTGTTAGGCGATAACGAGGGACTCCAAGTTCAGCAGCCCAATCGGCAATGCACTGGCTCTTGCCGTTGAACGTAAGGATGCGGTTATGACGACTGTTGCGATTCTGTTCGGCCATCGTTGCCCAGCGGCAATTGCCGGGCTCATAGTCGCCATCCTTATTTGGAAATCGGTCAAGCGAGTGCTTGTTGGTAGGGCGATTCCCCATGTCCTCAAGAAAAGCCTTGAAGGAAATCCGCCAACGATCACAGACTCTGACGCCTCGTCCACCCCAAAATCGGAATTGCGGCCGCTTCGGGTTGTAGCATCTTTGGATCATGTTGGCCCAAATGCGATAAATCGCTTGGCGTCGCTCTGGCGAAGTGCTCGCGTAGCCATGTCTCTCGTAATGCGGACTCTCCCGATGTTTCATAGGCCCCCAATTGTAAGGGGGGTGCATGGCTGAATCAACTCTCACCGCTGCGTTCCAGGACCTGCAAGCCGACGTGGGCTTCTACCTCGGCTTCGGTCGCGGTGTAAACTTCAAGCAGCCGGCCTGGGATGATTTTCAGCAAGCCTCTATCGACCGCTGCGTGAAAGGCGGACTCCGCCGCTTCTACTTCAACGGTCATCCGTGGTCCTTCCTCAAGCCGACCGCCTCTCTCGACTTGCCGGTCAATACGCAAAAGATTCCGCTCCCCGACGACTTCGGCGGATTCGAGGGCAGGGTCACCCTGTTCTCGACAACCTCGCTGCAGTGGTGGCCGATTGAACTGACCAGCGAGGGGCGGATTCGCGCCGAGTATAGCATCGTGCCGAGTGCGACCGGGCGGCCGCTGCTCGCCGGCCTGTCGTTCCTGAAGGGCACAACCGGCACGCAGGGACAGCGTTGTCAGCTTGTAATCTTTCCGCAGAGCGACGCGGACTACACCTTGCAGTTTAGTTACTACATCTTGCCCGATTATCTCACTGGCGCTTTTCCATTCGCTTACGGCGGAGCCGCGCATGCCGAGACGCTTCTCGCGGCATGCAAGGCAACCGCCGAGCTGGACCTGGACGACATGCAGGGCCCGCAGGAGCAGAAGTTCCAGGAACTCCTACAGAGAAGTATCGAGTGGGATCAGAAGTCAAAGCCGCAGTCGCTCGGCTACAACGGTGACATGTCGGACATCCGCTACCGCACGGTGCGGCCGGATCAGCACGGCTACAGCACGATCCTTGTCGGTGGCCAACAGTATTGAAAGGAATTCGCATGAACGCACGCGGAACGACTCGGCTGCTGGAAGCGTTGCCCAATGATCCGGTGTTGGTCGCCACTGCGACATTCCAGGTTGACATTAGCATGACCAGGCGGATTATCGTGGTCAATGCTGCCACTTCGACGTTGACCTTGCCGCAAGCCAACGGCTCTGGCACGTACTTGACGTTCATCCTCGGCATCGTGGCGGTCTCGGTCATCTACAAACGCGCCCTGGCGGCCGACCGCTATCAAGGTTCGATCCAAACGGAAATCGACACCAACAATACTGGCAAAACGTGGCAGGCCAATTCCACGACGAACGCCAACACAGTGACTCTGAACGGCTCAACGACCGGCGGGGCAACCATCGGCGACACCGTTTTCTTTACCGACATCGCCAAGGGCGTGTGGGCGGTATGGGGCTCGGTCATAGGGTCAGGAGCCATCGCGACTCCGTTCAGCAACACCTAATCGAAGGAGACCAGGGAAATGGATCAGCAAAACGGCGAACAACAAAAGATCGCCCAACTTCCTGTCATTGCTGTGTTGTGGGATGAAAAATCGCAGGTCGTGCATCTTCAGTTCGATGGCGGCGAAAACGGCGCCTTCAAGCGGTGGGAATTTGTCCTTGCCGTGCTTGATATGGCTCGCAGGAAAGCTGAGGACGGGCTCAAGATGACGCAATTGGCGAATCTTCAGAAGCAGGTGGCCGAGCAGCAGCAGGCGCAGGCGATTGCGGCGCAACTGGAGAAGCAAAAGATTCGCGTGTGATATAGCCGCTTCGCTCACGGAGCCTTTTCCCCTGGTCGGGCAGCACTGGCGGGTGAAGCGGCTTTTTAATTCTACGCCGAAGGGAGGCCGGTCATTCAGATCGACACACGATCAATGCCGTTTGTGCTGTCCAATCCGGGCGGCAACTCCACCGGCGGCGCCGGCGAACCTGTCCCCATATTCATCAACCCGCCAGCCGATCCGGCTCCTACCGGCGTCACCAACGCAGACGACGGCGTGATTGCGATGGCGGAGATGCTGTCGCCAAACGGTTCTGGCTTCGGCGCCATGACCGCCAACTCGTTGATGCTCATTCCCTACGGAGCTGGTAGCGCGACACAGACCTATACGCTGAAGGCTTACGGTTGGCGGGCGACGGCCGGGCAGGGCGGCACTAAGGGCGGACAGGCGCTCGATAACGTGTGGATACCGTTCTTGCTGGCCTCGTTCACGGTGACACTCGGCACGGCTCCGGGACTAACCGGCGGCGATGTGAACGCAAGCCAATTATTCGCGACGACGATCGCGCTGGTGACTGGCAACGCGAACGTCTCGAACGAAATCGTCAGTCCCGGCTCGAACGTGATTGCACACATTATTCTCGATGCGAAGGGCGTGCAGTACGTGGAGTTGCGTTTCACGATGATCTCGGCGACTTCCGGTAATTGCCTCGTAGCGAAACTTTAACATGCCGATGCGTCGGATTGAATTTGATTTGAGCAGTAGCGTTGATCGCATCTCGACGCTGAACGTCGTCGAGGTCGCCGACCCGACAATTGGCGTGCTGTGGAACAACCTGAGCGTGAATTGGGACGCCTGGAATCTTAGCTGGGGTAACTGATGGCGGGACTGACAGGCACACAGCCGAAGAATACGTACGGCGACTTGTTGCAGTGCAACAACGGCGGCGCTGGAGTTCCGGCCACGCTCACCCGCGTTCAGGACGGCTTGGGAGTGAACAGTGGCCTATCGGTATCTCAACAGCAGATTGGCGTCGCTGGTACGGACGTTGGTATCAAGCGTCTGGTAGCGGCGGTCGCCGCCATGACGGACGGCGGCAACACAAACCTCGGCTGGCTTCAGGAGGCTGGCTACGGCGCCCTGGCAAACGACTTCACCAACGCAACCGCAGCACTGGCTAACACAAATCTGTCGTTTACCGTCATTGCGGGGCGCAGTTACCAAATCGCCGGACTGCTCCAGGTCCGCAACTCGGCTGCCACGGAAGGAATCCAGATCGACTTTGCCGGCGGCGCCGCCACGGCAACGACGTTCATGATGGCGGCCAACGCTATCGGCTCGGTGGTAACCGGAACGCTAAGCTCGACTGCATTAGCCGGCGTCATCAATTACTCGACCTTGACCGGCACCGACTTCATCGTGCTTTCCGGCTACCTCAAGGTAAACGCGGCGGGCACGTTCATCATGCGTGCGGCGGAAAATTCGCACGTGAGCGGCACGTTGACGATGGTAGCCGGCAGTTGGCTTTCCCTGACGGACACCCCGACGCTGTAAGGAGCCTCATGTGCCGGCAGTCGCGGACAAGATCGACATGGCTCTCTGGCGGCAATGCCTGCTGGCGGTCCCGCACCAGCCGATTCCGCCCCGCGCCCTTCCTTTCCGCTGTCGCCCAGTAGACGGCTGCAACGTGCTCATCGTCGATGGCTCGCGTACCGACATCCGCCCAGACAAACCTGGCGATGACGACGCACACCCGCACATGGACTTTACCCAAGGGGCAAACGACATGGAGGCCGCCTGGGTGCGTCGCGAGTTCGGCAAAAAGGTGCTCTTGCTCGACAACCGGCTTCCGCCCAGCGAATGGCCGTTCGTCCTCTACCATGAGGCCGGCGAGCGACGCTACATGGCCCGCGGCGACAGTTACAACGTGGCGCACAACAAGATCAACCCGCAAGAGAGGCATTTGCGGATCATGGCCATGCGCGCGCGCATGCAAGCCGTCGCGGGACGACGGTAACTTTTTAAGGAGTTTGTCGTGCATTACAGAAATGGTCGTGTCGCTCAGAACGGCGACAAAGTTGTTCAACTCTCAATGGACGGAGGCAAGGTTGTAGCCATCGGCGTTTTGTATGACGCCACGGCTGGAAACGATTATTGCAATGGCAGCATCGCACCAATCCAACAGGGCGTCACTCGTGCCTGCATCTGCGATTGCCTTCATGCAGATGACGTGACGGCGCTGCTCAAAGAAAATGGCCTCGATAAAAGGCCAAGCGGGAAATGACATGAATGGTCGATGCCTTAATTGCGGGAAATTGGTTCCGGAACTTTCCCAAGAAGCTTTGGAAGCGGCTGGCTGGAGTTACTTCGGACAGATTTCTGCAAGTGGCTTTCCCCGGCACAACTGGCGATGCTCGGATTGTATGGATGATTCGCTTAGAAAACTTCTTGAGTGTGCCCGCCGCGAGGTCCAGCCGATCATCGACCGCGAACGAGAAGGCGAACACATTCCGCAAGGCTTAATGGAATTCAGGATGAGGTAAGGCGATAATGCCAATGTCCGAACAGTTCGGCGACTTCCTCTTCCCCGTGCGCGGCATCGACCTATACGCCGCGTTCGACCATCAGCGTCCGAACACTACCCCGGTCGGTCTCAACGTTCGCGCCTTCGAGCCATCCACGCAACGCGCCCGCGGCGGATCTCGGCCCGGCCTCGTGCAGTACATTCAGCAACAGCTTCCGCTCGGTTTCGTTTCCGGCTCGCACAAGATCCAGCATTTGAACTACATCGTCGATCCAACGCCGCCAGCCACGCCGGGCGATGTCGATTCGCTCGATCCCAATGCGGTAGACGATCCAAGCGATCCTGGACCTGGCGACCCGAACGACCCGAACGACCATCGCGTGCGTTTCCACTTTCCGCGCAGGCGCGTGCGGCGCGGCGGCAATGGGCATCAGCCCAATCGCAACAGCAAACGTCAGAGCAAGCGACGATTTATCCAGCAGGCGAGCGTGGCACTTGTCCAGCCGTTCGGCGACGAGTCGCTACCGCAATACAGCTACTCGCTCGCTTACCCGAATCCGCTTACGCCATCGAGCCTGTTGGTCATGGCGCTTTTCCGAAACGGCCAGGTTGATGACTCCGACCCACAGCCGACTATTGCTGACAGCGCCGGCAACGCCTTTACGCTGGCCGGCAACGCGACGACCCACTTATTCAACAACACGCAAATTTGGTTGTGGTTCGCGATCAACACGCACGGCGCTGTAGCGAACACCGGCACCTTCACGGTCTTTCCTGGTGCTTTCACGACGTTTGAAAACGTGTGCTTTGCGGTGCTCGAATATACCGGGTTCCAGACCGCCGGCCCGCTCGATCAGGCGATTAGCGGGACAACGAACTCGCCTTGGTCGCTCGGCAATGTCGGCGCTGCGGTAAACGACATGGTGCTTGGCGCTTTTGGCGGCTTCTTCGATACCATCAACACCTTCCCTGGCGGCAACACTATGACGCCGGGTGCGCCTTATGTCGCCAGGTCAACGCCATCGTCGGTTGTGGACAACCACACGCAAATTCCCAAGGGCGAATTCTGGCAGGGTTTGTGTGTCTGCGACCATATCGACGTGCAGGCAGCAGATGGGCCGAGCGTCGCGCTCAACAACGTACCGGCCACAGCAGCCGGCGTGGTGTGTTCCTTCAAGGCTCAGTGAGGAACCCATGCCGACGTTGTCGCCAACACAGACTGAGCAGTTTGTCGACCTCGGCTTTCCCCTGGCCGGCATTGACCTGTCCAACGGCTTCAACCGGCAGATGCCGCGACAGATGTTAAACGGCGAATGGGGACGGACGACGCCGGCCGGTCAGAACGTGAGAGGGTTCGAGTACGGCACGCAGCGGTTCCGGGGCGGACAGCGGCCGGGGCTCGTGCAGTATGTGCCGGTGGCAGTAGTGGCCGGCTGGATGCTGCAGGAAATCGCTCTGTTAGTGGGAGATGGTTACAACCCTCCCGGTGGTCATATGCAAACGAGCCCGAGCGGACGTGTGGTAACGTTGGTCGCGGTGTCGCAAGGCAACGTCTTTGTGGCCAACGCTGGCGATACGGTTTGGACCTCGGCCATCAACAACACCGGTCTGAATCCGCCCCTCAACTTCTCCGGCCTCATCTACTCGGCGCCCAATAACCAAAAGCTGTGGTTCGCGGACGGGATCAACTGGTGCTACTACGATCCGTCGATCAACACGGTACAGCCGTGGGTAGCGAAGGCGGGCGGTCAGTTGCCGGTCGATAACCTCAACAACACGCCGCGGCTCATTGTTACGTGGCGCGGGCGGACGTGTCTTTCGGGGTTGCTCAATGATCCGCAAAACATGTTCTTCTCGGCGGTATCCGATCCGACCGATTTTAATTACTCGCCGCTGTCGCAAACTCCGACGCAGGCGGTGGCCCTTAACCTTTCTCCGCTGGGCTTGATCGGCGACGTGGTGACCACGATGATTCCGTACAACGACGATGTGATGCTCGTTGGCGGCGATCACACGATCTACCAGATCAGCGGCGACCCGATGGCGGGCGGCCAGATCGATTTAATTTCCGACGCCATCGGCATGGCCTACGGCATCCCGTGGTGCAAGGACCCTTATGGGAATGTTTATTTTCTGTCGAACAGAACCGGGATTTACACTATTCGCCCTGGGCAGCAGCCCCAACGGATCAGTCAGCCTATCGAGCAGTTGCTACTTAACATCGACACAGGTGCTAACGGCATTCGGTTGCTCTGGAATGATCGTTACCAAGGTCTACATGTTTTTGTGACTCCGCTTGCCGCACCAGGAGTAACAACCCACTTCTTCTACGAGCAGCGTACCGGCGCCTGGTGGACGGACCAACTCGGGTCGACCAACCTAGATCCGCTCTGTTGCTGCACGTTCGATGGCAACACGCCGGGCGACCGCGTACCGCTCATCGGTTCGTGGGACGGCTATGTGCGCGCGATCAGTCCTACCGCCACGACCGATGACGGCTTCCCGATTGCCAGCTCGGTTACCCTCGGGCCGATCCTCACAGGTGACCTCGACGACATGCTGCTCAAGGACATGCAGTCGGTCCTCGGCGAAACGTCTGGCCAGGTCCGCTACGACCTGTTCGTCGGCACGTCAGCCGAGAAGGCGCTGGCAGCCGGCTCGATCCGCAACGGGCTGTGGAATGCAGGGCGGAACTTCACAGGCGCGGAACGGCGCGCGGGTCATGCGATCTGGGTGAAGATCACATCGAGCAATCCCTGGTCGATGGAAACAATTCGCGCGCGGATCGCGACGAGCGGCAAGATCCGTAGGAGGGCAGGAACATGAGCGCACTCGGCGGCGGCGGCAACTTGAATTACAAAATCGGCGGGCAACTCCCCTTCCAACCCGCCGGCAACCCGATCCTCGGCACAGCCCAGATCGGCGCCGGGCTCGGTATGCCGCAAGGTGTCGTCCAGGGCTTGGACACGCTCGCCCAGCAGTACGGGCAGAGTTACCAGAGCGCCTTGAGCCAAAATCAGGCGATGTACAACAACATCCTGCAAGGTTACCAACAGCTCATGGGTAACCAGGTCTCCGCGCAGGGCGGCATTCAGCAGGGCTACTCGAACCTGAAGGGCGAGGTCCTCGGCGACATTTCCAACATCGGCGCCAGCGAGAAGCAAGCGATCATCGACGCCTACACGCAACAGCAGGGGCAACAGTCTCAGGGCCTCATCAATCGCGGCCTCGGCAATGCAACTGTCATGGACTCGATGAACCGCGGTCTGACTTTCGATGAGCAGAAGGCGCAGATCGCCCTGCAAAACCAGATGGCCCAACTCACGGCCGGCTACGCTTCGAATCTCGGCCTGGCCGGGCTCGGCTATGCGAATCAGGCCAACATGCAAAACACGGCGCTCGGCGCCCAGCAACTCGGCTGGATGAACTCGGTCACATCCGGCTATCCAGATCCGAACCAGTACAACGCCCTGTTCGGCCAGGCTGGGCAATTGAATGCGGCGAATCTTGACCGGCGCTTGGCAACGCAAATTGCACAGGCGCGGACCAATCCCTTCGGAGGCGCAGGAGGCGGTCAGGGCGGTCGCATACAGGTTGGGCAGATGCCGGGCTTGAGTTCGATGGGCACGGGCAGCTATGGCGGCGATTACGGCATGGGTGGCATGGGTGGCTACATCGGCGGAGGCGGGTTTGGCGGTGGCCTTGGCGGACAGTATGCATCAACCGGCGGGTATGCTGGCCAGGGGCAGAATTTGGTGATCGACCCGAACACTGGTCAACTCGTTGACCAGAGCCAGCTAAGCGACAACTTCGGCCCCTACGCTGGCGGTCAAGCTTATTCGCCGCAAGACGCTCCGTGGGCTGGCGGTGATCCGTCATTGGTCGCTGCGGAGTTTTCCCAGGCCGACCCGAACGCACAAGCTGGCGGTGGCAACGCCTTCACCGGTGATATCAACAATCCGCTCAGTAGTAACATCAACGACCCATCGAGCATGGCGAACAGTTATGCGATGGACCCCATGCTCATCGACCCGACGATGTCGGGCCAGAGTTACGATTTCAGCGGCTACGGTTCGCCGGGCGATTTCTCCGGCATGGACCTTGGCGGCGGCAGTTACGCTTAACCCCGAAAAGGAGTTTCTCATGCAGACTATGATTCCCGCCTGGCCAACCAACATCGAGCGGAAGTTCCGCCCGATCGCGCGGCTTTTGCACCAGCCAACGCGCCGCGAACTCCGCGAGGCGTTCGAGCTTGAAGACGCGCGGCGCACAGCCGAACGCGAGAACGCTATCCAGTGCTCCGGTACGCGCGGCACCTGGACCGAGCTGATGTACGCGAATTATTCCGACTTCGCGGCGCTGGCCTCGTCCGCGACCGAAGCTTCGCTGTTGGCCGCCGGCCCGAAGTCGCAGCCGGTCATTCCCGCCCTGTTCTGGGATTACAACAACCCGCCGGCTCGCACCATCGGCTTACTTGGTCGCGGAGTGTTCTCAAACACCGGCACGCCGACCGGTATCTTGACCATCCGCCTCGGTACGACCTCCGGCCCGACCTTTATCACCGGCACCGTCGTTGCGGTGAGTCCGACCATCACGACGGCTTCGGGCATCACGAACGTATTCTTCGAGTTCCGCCTGGAGTTGGCCTGCTACACCCCCGGCATCGGCACGGGCAACACGACGTTGAGCGGCGCCGGCTACATCAAGAGCCCGGCCGGGTTCGCCAGCCCGTTC